TTAAGCCCATGCGCGGACGCCTGGATCTGGAACGATGAAAGGCTCAAGCTGAGAAATATCAACATCGTCACCAGTTATACGCACGTTGACGTAATAACCTTTTTTCCCAATAAGTACAGGTGTCTCGCTTTCTGGATCGTCGAATACAAGGACAAAACCGATATCATCAATAAACACGGTTGACCAATTGGCATCCAGCCAGCCGCTATTAATCACAATGTCGTTGTATTGCTGTTTGTCAGTAAATTGCAAGCTAACGTCTTTCATGTTAACCACCTTAAACAATTTCGCTTAATTGCGCATCAGTTAATGCCTTATGCCATACTCGAAAATTTCTAACATGACCAAATAAATGACGTTGTCCTGTCGTTGTCTGACCACCGATACGAATAGTTGCGGAGCTTTGAATATAAGTCCAGGTTGTTTTTGTTTCGCTGCTTAACTTACCGTTACTGACTACACATGTGGACCGTTCGGACTTTACCCGCATACCAATAAGCATTTTTTTCAGCCCGGCATTTTCATTTATTCGTCGGTCTGAACCACTTATATTGCAATACGGAAAACCGTCGTACCTACCTGATGAACCAAACCCCATTTCGATCCCCGCTCCGGTTTGATGACCGCTGATATTAAAAACACGCGGTGCTGCATTTGGCGTTTTATACCAGTTCTTATGTACCTCACAAAGAACCGTAAAAGGAAGATTATAAAGATTATTCTTAATCGGAACTGTAACCATATCGCTTGCGCGCGTCGCCGCCGTCGTTCCTGATATAATAAAAGATGATACACACGAACCATCCTCAACCTGAGGGGTGGCCAGATAAATATAGTCACCAGATTCAACGACACCACCTTTTTTTGGTGCGTATTGTATTGCAGAGGTTATGTAAGTTTCTTTACTTGCTTGAATCGTTGCCTCTACAAAAATCCAGCCCGTAGCTTCATCTTTGTTAACTCGTGCGGTGAGCCTGTCGGCAGCTACACCGGTGATTTCAACCAATAAAGACCGCGTATTAACAATGGCATATCCAAGATTAGATGAAGTGCTGCCATCGAAGGCTTCAAACCTGATCCTTAACAGGAGTTCCAAATCCGTTTTAAATCTGCACGATGTCGTCACACTCTTATTATCGCCTGATACATCGACCCCCCCCGAGGTTGAAACTGCTGCCATATTAAGGGTTGTACTTTGCCCAATTAATGATTCATTACAAACAAACTTTCCATAAGTAAAACCAAAACTATCAGTTCCAACCTCAGCGACATTCATATTTGCAGATTTACCCCAAGAAGCTGGAGTTACTGAATTCAACATGTAGTTGGTTCGCTGACCTTCAATCAATAAACCTTCTTTTTCAAATCGTGGCTCATTAATTTCCGCCGTTTTCAGTTCGCCAGATTTGTTGATATATGTTGCCGTTGATGCGCGACTGAAATTAACCTGTTTATCACTGGCAACCTGAACCACATTATCACCAATCTTCACTTTTTTATAACCCGGAGAATAGCCCGTAATCATATCCAGCGAATCATTAAAGGGTATCCACACATCCGGCAGCGGCTGTAAAACATATCTGTACGGCTCTGCTGTCTGATTGGCGTATTCGTGGGCCTCGTCTCTGTATGTCTTGGCTGAATCGGCGGCGGTTGTCGCTGTTGTTGCAGCGTTGGTTGCAGTGGTAGCTGATTGTGATGCTAATTTTGAGGCTGAAATCACATCTTTGTTGTCGCTAAAAAATTCAACTGCGTCCGCTATTTCTGATTCTTTGCCCTGATAGTAACGCAGTGTTTCGGCGACATCCTGAGCAAGACCATCCACAGAGATCGAATCTGAAAGCAGGATGCTAAATTTAGTTCCAGCCGGAATAGCAGGACTTGCCGCAGGTGTTACTGATAAACTTGTTGCGCTTTTTACCTCTGTGATTGAGAAAATCTGCACCGGATTGCTAATGGCAATAAGGGTGCAACCAACTCTGATCAGAGATAATGCGGCGTTGAATTCAGTCCCCTTTCCGGTAACTGTGTTTCCGCTAACGGCTATCGTGCCTGTTGTGTAAATCATCGCAATGACTCCATTATGTTAATTAACCTGGTAATTTTACCATTTTGTGATCTGCGTTACATTTCTGGTTTATACAAAATGTATTTATTGATTTATATCAATGTTGAGAAAACGATGTTTATGGATACTACAACCGACGGAACAATGGAGGATAAGACAATGAAAGGCTTTAAAAATATCGCTATAGCTGCAATGGTCGCTGGTATGGTTGGTTGCGCTGATATGCCGAAACGTGAATGCACGGCAACTTATCAGGCTGGAGGTAATGAATATGCGGTTGCAGTCTTCGGTGTCGCGGATGTTGGCGGTCATAAAATGGTTAAGGCCGGGTATCCGTTTAACTTCCAATGGGTAAGCGTTGACCACTTCAAGAAAACGGATTGCCCGGAACTGAATTAATCATAGGCGTCGGTTTTAATGGCGGTGATAGCGTTCCCGTGATTAATGTAACCGTAAATCTGTTGCAAGCTACCAACCATCTTCCCGCGAATTCGTGTATTGCTGCCGTTGTAGTATGATTCTGTATATATTGTTGCGGAACCCATACCTACAGCGGCCCCCAATATCTGAGGAACTACCGCATAAGATCCTGATAACGTCTGATCAATATAAATCCCACCACTCGATCCAGCCGTGCCTACCGTAACAATGTCTGTTAATATTCTTGATTCGTTTGTCAATACCAGTTCCCCTGAAGCGTTCCATATAGCCATCCCCCACTTAGGACGCGATTGTGGGAAGATGCTGAATATATACGCATAACCATTCCCAGGTGGGATCACTATGGTAGACGATGAATTGCGATAGGCTACACCAGTAGCGGTATCGTTTGTGTTTTTTATGAATACCATTACAGGCTTACCATTGGGAACGGCTATTGTTTGCTGTTGGCTTGAATTTAGAGCAACCCGCGAATAAAGGCACATAGGTGTCGAATCTGGAGTTACGAAAATATTGCCATTACTTAAACGTAAATAAGCGCCGAAAGTAGCCATTTATGCGCTCTCCGTAAAAATAACCAGTTCACACTGCGATGCGGGCCATATATTAGCACCAACCGTATCACCTGCTGAGGAAATGGAAACAGTACCGCCTGAAATACTGATCTTTCTGCGCGTTGATGATGTTGTGCCATAATCAAGCGTCATAGCATATGATAATTTACATCCTGTAGGAACGGTAAAATTATATGTGCCGGATACTTGCCCGGAAGATAGGGAAATATAGCCGACTACTACGGAAGGTTTAATTCCGTAGTTATTAGGATTTCCGTTGGCGTCCCATGTTGCCACGCCGAAAGTAGCCATTATTACACCTCCATAATAAAATGAGGCCGAACAAGTCGGCCCCTTAATTCTACCATGATCCGGTAATTCGCCCAACCTGGACGCGTAACACGCCATTACCATCTTTTACTGAGATAGTTGTGTTCGTCCATTTCATTGCTCCTTCACCGCTTACTGATCCGTAGTTTTCGAATGTACCTGATTTATCAAGTTTCCAGCCTGTGCTGCCGGAAACATAGTTATTTGACTGGATGTAAGAACCTATTTTCGCGTTGGTGATTGATGCGTCCTTAATAAACGCTTCACGTACATACATTGCTCCGCCAGTGACATAGAAAGGCGTTGTGTATGTGCCGTTTGCTGCCGTCATTAACACGAAGCGATCGACGAGGAAAATACACTGCGATTGAGCGTTCGTACCGCTACCAGTCAGGCCAAGCGACATGCCAGTGGCATATTTCATTCCGTTGTTATCAGTGGCAATCTTGATTGAATATGATGCGTTAACGTCACCTTTGAAATCAGTTAATGCTTTCGATGTCGTCTCGATAGCTGTTGTGTTTCCGTTAACGGTAACTGTTAGCTGATCAATTTTGGTTGATAATGCCTCGTCTGCCGTTGCCATAGCCTGTGACCATTCCGTGATACTTGAATTTACATCGTCGAAAGATGCCGATATTTTGACAAATTTTTCAGCACTTGATGCCTCGTGAGTTGCGAGCGCCGTTGATATATCTGTTATTTTTGCTGAAATGTTTTCATTAATATTGGCTTCAAGTGATGCTATAGCCTCCGCGCGGGCCTGGGTTTCGTCTGCTATTGCTGTGTCGATCCTTGCTATTTCCGCTTTTGTTTTTGTCTGGCCTTTCCTGTACTTCGCCTCAATAACGGTGCTCATCTTGCTTTGCGCTATTGAGTTGTTGATAAGTGCAATCGAGGCGTTTTGCAGACTTGCTTTCGCCTGATCTATTTCGTTGCTGTTTTTATCAACCTCATTTTCAACAAGACCAAGCTCCGCACTGATTCCTGATATTGCCTGAGCGCGGGCGCTTGATTCGTCAGCGATAGCTTGATCGAGACGAGAAACGCTCGCATCAGTTTTGTTTTCCAGGCTGCTGATACTGGCGTTAACGTTGCTTATAGCTTCCGTTCTCGCCTGCGTTTCGGTTGCTATTGCTTTGTCTACGCGGGCTATTTCTCCTTTGATGTTTGAGTCTATCGTATTTATTTCGGCTGTGATGGTTTCCAGTGATTCCGCTGTCGCTTTTTTCTCCTCTGCGATAACGTTGTCGATGCGGTCAATCTGTGCCTTTGTTTCGTTGCGACCTTTCTTATATTGAGCGGTAAGAGTAACCCGCGTGTTAGTTTGAGCAAGCGAGTTATTGATCAGAGCAAGCGAAGCGTTTTGTAAACTTGCTTTTGCCTGTGCCAGTTCGTTGTTAACGTTTTCGTTTGATACCTCTAATGAGTCTATTCTTACCTCATGTTTGCCTATTTCATCGGCGTTTTCTTCGACTTTTTTATAAAGGTCTTCGGTGTCTTTTTTAAGTGTATCTGTGTCAGCTTTAAGATCCTCTGTAGCTATTTTAAGGTCTTCGGTAGCTCCTTCTACAATATCAGTGCGATCACCAAGATCTTTAATGTCGCTAATCATCTCCTTGAATTGCTCTGATTCCATTACATCCTTTGTAACGTAATCAGTGATTTCGTCAAAATCCTCTGTTGGCTTACCTGATGCCTCGACGAAATCAGACACACCAAAAGCATTACGAGTGCGCACATAAACGTAATAAGTATGGCCCGTATTCATGCCGCCGAACGTCCACTGATACCCGCGCCCGGTAAACTGTGCCGACGTGGTTATTTTTGCCGGATCTGTGATCTGATTTTCCCCTGCATAGTAGAATTCATATGACGTATCGGTAGTAAGCGTGGTTTTGCTTATCGGGTACACGGTCGCCTGAAATACGCCTGGAACCCAATTTACGCCAACTGGCGCGGCTGGAGCACCAATAACAAGATCAACAATGCTTTCAGCGCCTTTCATGCCAGTATCGTTTCTTCCGCGAACGCCTAACGAATACGCGCCAGCGTCAATACCATAAAAATCATAACTGTATTTCGTTGTTTCGTAGCTTTTAACCACCGCACCATCAGTATTGTATATGCGGATCTCGAATGTCATGCGATGCGTGGTTGTCTGTGTTTCCCATGTAGCTCGGCATTGAACTGTTTCAGATCCGATGTTTACCACTTTCAGGTTTTCAATGTTCGGGACACGGAAGTGATTAAGCGTGTCGTTGTTGATTTCAAATATCGCGCCTTCATCGACTACCGCTTGTTTGTTCGGGTCATGTTGCGCTGCTTCGATGGTATACACGCTATTATTTTCGGTTTCGGCTACACTGGTGATCCGGCATAAAACGGGTTTTGCCGCTTCGGTGGATACAGCAAATACAGTACCGTTCCGAATCCATGCCGGGGCCGCCGCTAGTGTGATTTCGTTTCCGTTTACACCAGTAATCTGATGTTTTTTAAATTTGCCGTCGCTGTCGAGTAAGCTGATGGTGTCGCCTGCTGTGATATAGTCGCTGTCAACCTTATCGACCGTTATCACGTTTCCATTGTTCGCCACGATACGCCCACCTAAACGCGCACCTGCGCGGTTATTGTCGAGGATTTCGACTATATCCCCTGGCGTAAAGTGAATCGCGTCACGTGCCATTTTAAACGTGAATTTTGACGGCTCGCGTTTTGCTGTTTCTATCAGCCATTTGCCCGCGCGGTACGCTTGCCCGCGTGACGTACAGCCGAACGCCTCCATCGTGGTTTCGTTGTAACCATCGCGGGCGATTAGCTCATCATCTGCTACATACTCTTTTGACTGCTCCCACCCGTTTTCCGGGTCAGTCCAGGATACGATCACGGCGTTGTAGCATTCCGCACGGGCGATACTCGAACGAGTGAACGCGCCATCAACGACGTTTGCATTCGTAATGGTGGCTATTGGATCTTGCGGTGCATCAATCATTACGGTAAGACGTTGCCCGTCCCATAACGCGATGCCACGGAACATCCCGGCGATATTGTCCAGCAAATCGCGGGCGCTCATTTGCTCTGTTATGTACGCATTAAGCGTCACGCGAGGCTCAAGGCCACCGTAACCATCATCGACCAACTGGTCGCAGTATTGGGAAAGTGTGTATAATGCGCCGTCGTCAACGTCGATATAACCAGCATGGCGGGCAAGGCCGAAACGCTCGTTTTTAACCAGGTAACGAAAGATCCACGCAGGGTTATTAGTGTAAGCCTGTTTAAATCCGCCAAGCCATAAACCGGAATAAGTGCGCGTTTCCGGGTCGTAGTTATCAGGCACGTCAACAATAAGCCCACGCAGGTGATAAGTGCGTGTAGGTGTGTCAGTATACTGATCGTGATCAATTACCGCGCCTGCTACAGCAGTGTGAGGATAAGACAAATTATCGTCGATTATTTCGCTGTAGCTACTCCACCGCGTATCATTCTGCAATAGATCACTTGTGTTATCAGCGGTTACGCGGCGAACGCGAATATCAAACGGCTTTTCATCTGGCGCATCAATAATATGCGCTTCAAGGTATTCTCCGCTGATTTTACCTGGACCTATTTGCACGGCCTTAATAGACGACCATGTTGAGGATGAGGACGGTTTAACGTCGATCGCCATAATGACAGATGTTTCTTTCTGGTTTGATTGGCTATCGCTTTCCACCAGTGAATCCACGCCAATATTTAACCGGACTCGCGTCACGTTCGGATCTGATACCGTCCTTACAAGTGGCGTGTCGTGCTTCACCTGCGCGTTAACCATTACCGTTGATTCGATGGCATTAAAGCCGTTGATTGGTGACTGGTCGGCAGTACCATTTCGCCACGCAACGCTAACACCAGGGATACTGGTATTACCGTTCGCGTCAGTTACAGGAGTGTCATTAAGCATTACGCTATTTAATGGCGCACTGGTATTGACAGGGCCATAAATCGGACCTTCCGAAATAATATCCAGCACACGATAAAACTGTTTGTGATAAAGGTTATCATTAATCAAAGTCGGTGTTTTTGCTTTGCCGCCGCCGCTACTCATGGTTATTTCTCCTGTTAACTTACAACGTCTAAGGCGTCTTTATTGTTGGTTGTGTCTATGCCTAACGATCCGACGTTTGAACCTACTTTCATTTCGCCTAATAAAATTGGCACTGGTCTACCCTGGCCTACCCTGTTTTCTATGCTGGTGTAAGTGTTATTAGTTATGGTGTTGTCCTGTGCGCTTTCTGATGATGTTTTTACCTTCATGTTGCGAGACATAAAAATAGAAAAAGCGACACTGACAACTGATATCCCAATCATAATCCAGCCGATCACACCAATACCTGCAATACCACCTTCCACTATTGGCGCAATAATCACAGTAGTTCCATCTGGATATTTGCTATTAACCGCAGCTGGCGCGGTCTTTTCGTCGTAATCTTTCCCGGCAATTCGTAAGCGCAAAGGAGTGTTTAAAAACGCCTTCTTGAATTCCTGATTCTGCGCGGTCAATAAGCGAAGCCCTTGCGCTGGCGTTTCAACGTTTAAACACACTTTGCTGTAATATCTTCGAAGATTGCCCGTAAATCTAAATTTGAGCATTTATCAGATCTCCATATTGAATGCGTTTGTCGAACATAAGCGGGCCGCATTTGCTCGCGGCGGCTTAACAGTCCGGCATTGTCATGATGCAAAACAGTGTTATCGCCCAGGTAAATCATCGCGTGGCATGGGTCAGCGCCTTTGAACGGCTGCCTGATTATTACGTCACCTGGCTGGATGCTTTGCGCATCAACCTGATAAAACCCGTTTCGCGGCAAGTTTTTTAAATACAGGTTTTCACCGCGAAGCCACCAGCCATCAAGGCGCTCGAAGTCCGGCAGATCCACGCCACAAAGGTGATATGCGTCGCGGAAAAGCGCGTAGCAGTCTGTTTTCCCGTGCTCAAATTTTCGGCCTAACAGGTGCGCTACCGGGCGGAATTTTCTAACCCTGCCACCGGAACATAAAAGCCACGGGAGGCCGGAAATAACCTGTTGTTGTCGATCCAGCGCAGACAATACCGGAATATCATCAACGTGAGAGTGAAAAACGGCGGTTATAACGCCTAATTCGTCAGCTTTGATGTAATCGTCCGGCGAAATTTTGAAGCTGTTGTATGGCGTTTCAGATACGTTAGCGCACGGGTAAAAATATTCGTTATTTATCACCAGGCCGCAAACTTCCTCACGCGGGTGAGCTGCGGCGTAGCGAACCATTTTGTCTTCAAGTGCCATAATTAGCCCACCTTACTTGAACCGGGGAAACAGGAAATTGGTAACGGATTTGGACGCGGGAAACGTAAACGACAACCGCTCAGACGGTGGCTACATCTGTCGGCTTTAGGATCGCTTGTCGGCTCGTCTTTATCGTTTGCTACTGGTCCGCCAGCGTACATACACCCGTCGCCTCTGTATTGCCACTGGCAAACGTCAGCAAGGATGGTGCGCCCAGGGATGACAGCTTTATCTGCATCAATTGGCGTTGACAGTTCATACTGCACCTGATCCGCTGTTTCTTCGCTCATTGCTTCAACGACGTAAAAAGATACAGCCTCAATAGATGGATCTGCGTCTGGATTACCGTTAGGGAAGTTAACGGCGTCAAGATATTTCACCTCCACCTGGCGGCGCGTAACCTTCATTCCTCTAAGGTCGTTAAAATCGTTGTTCATCCCCGTAATGAGTCCGCCGATATTGGCTACAATCATTTGAGGCCGCGAATAAACACCCTCATTTTTCATTTCGAAGCCCGTCGCCTCGATCGGGTAGCTGTTGTAAGCTACTCCCTTCCAGATAACCTGGCCGTAATAGCCGTTCGCGCCGGAATGGAAGCGGATAACCTCGCCTCCCAGGGGAGTAAGGTCCAGTTCAAATAAGTCAATGACCGCGCCAACTCCGGCATCGACGGAATCAATAATCATCTCTCTCGGAATATTGCGCATTTTCTCACCTTGTCATTTTGTGATCTGCGTCACGCCAAATCATACCAAAATGGATTGATCGTGGTTTTTACAATATGTATATTTTACTCAAACGAAGGAGGAGTTAACAAAATGGCGCGGAGGTGCGTTATGACTGAAAAGCTATGGAAGTTGACGGCATTCATGACAGACGGTAGGGAAAAGGTTATCGCCCTGTATGACGACGAGGGGGAAGCATTGGTTGACGCGCTTTTACTTGTTGAGGATGACCGCCTTTTGGGATACCAGATCGAACCTGTCAAATATGAGGCTAACAAAAATGAAAAAATACAGTCTTGATGTGTGGTTAAGTGGCAGAAAGGAGTGTTTCGGATTATTTGATAGCGAAGAAGTAGCCCTGGAAGAAGGCAGGATTCTTGAATGTAGTTTAGGCCATCCAGTGAAATATGCTGCTAATCCGGTACAGATAGTTGATGAGGTGGAAGATATGAACCCGAAAGATATTAATGTTAACTTCAATGTTAATTTTGCAGACTCTATGGATCAGTCTTGCCCTGGTGAAATACACGCAAAAGGTTTCCCGGCTGACGATCCGCAAGCAAAACGCGAATACGAAAAAGCGGCAAAGGATTTCTGTATAGATAATCTTGGAGCGTTCGACAAATAGGTGGCAATATGGCGCGGCGCAATCACAGTGATTATGTGTACACGTTGAAGCAGGCCGCCCGCCTTATCGGTTATCATGAGCACGAATTTATTGATTTGCTGATTGAGCGCGGGATTTTGTACCAGGTCTGCTTAACGCTGTACCCGAAAGCGAAATACCTACAGGAAAAGTTATTCATCATCATGACGGATGAAAACCAGGTTAATCATTCATTCGTCACTGATAAGGGCGTTAATTATCTGCGTGATAGCCTATAGGACTGTATATGTTAAAGTACGACGGTCAAGGAATGGTTAGGTTTACGGGTTTTGCTAAAGGGAACAATAGAGAATTAACAGAATATTACAGTTTAGATATTGGTGACGTTTACCGCGTGGAAAGATGTCTGCCTTCAATTAATGCCTTCATAATTATAAATAAAGAAAATCAAGGGGTGCTTGTTACATTTAATGAAGTGGAGTTACCTTAATGAATAGAGTGGACGAAGTAATCGAAAACGTTTTGGTAGTGGCTGGCGCGATTGTCATCGTTTATGCCTTTCTTAATTAAGTGAGGTTGATTATGAAAATCGAAGTTTTAGCACTAATCGCAATGGGATTGATAGTATTTGGTGTTCATGCTGTAGATCTGGACTGGAAAACGATAGCGGAAAATATAGCGTTAATGGAAATGGAATAATAATAACCCCGCTTCGCGCGGGGTAGTGTTTATACGCCATCAAGCAAGAATAAAACTTCCCTACCCTCTCTCGATCTGCATCCGACATACCCGTCACCAACGTCATGAAGATACCAGATCTCGCCATTGTCAGCCTTTACGGTAAGATCTTTGATTTCATAGTCGTCAAATAATGTAAAAGCGCCCGTGCGGTCAACTACACAAATAGCATACATATTGACTTCTCCATTAATTGATAACTTGTTCAAACGTTGCATTCAGAGTGCATACCGGGCCGTCTTTCGCCATGCTCCACTTTCGGCATACAAAAAGCCTTTTCACTCCGTCTGTAGATGGCGTCCAGTAAAACGCCTCGACCGCGCAACGTGCTCTTAAAAATGCGTCAACCTGGAGCGCCACGTTTCCGGCGTCACCGCATCCGGCGCTCGTACCTTTAAAGACCAGCGTATAGCTGTCAAGTAGTGGATTAATCCCTTTTGTCTGGCGCTGTTCATAGCCATCGCCCAGCTTGATAACGGACACGTTAGGCTCACTGTTTACGCTGTAGCTTCTCTGTGGTGTCCATCTGAACACTTCCGGCATACCCCCCTCCTGTAAGTTACATTTTGTATATATCTTTACGCGCTTCTACGCGAAAAATGAGATATTCATCACAAGAATTATAGCTAGTTTACAATATGGATTCACACATGAAGCAACAAGCTGTATACAGGAAGCAAGAAGAAAAGCGGTACCAGCAAGTGAGGCCCAAAAATGAGTAGCTATGTAGTAGTGATGCTAAACAACGCATTCGAGCAAGTGGAAGTAGCAATTGTTAAGGGTTTCGACGACGCATTCAAATACGGTCAATTCATGATGAACGCGAAGGATGATGAATACCGGGATTTCTTCCTGAGGGCGCTTAACTAAGGACGATGGGGTGAGTTATGAAACTGGTAACTATCGAAAAAAACCTGAAAGCACAAAAGAATGCACAGGAACGGGTAATCAAGAAAGGCAAGAAGTTGCTTAACGCCTTCCTGAAAAAAGAAGCCCGCCCCAAAAAATTACGTGATGGTTATGGCTTTAAATTCGATATCAATCCTGACTGGCGGCTGTTCAGTGAAGATTTGAATATTTGGTTAATTATCGATCACCTGGAATACAACCGTCATTGCGGAGTGAAAGGCGCTCATAAGTGAGGTGGAATATGGAGGAGGAGAAATATACCTAGCGGGAGATCTGGAACATCTGGTTAGTGATGTTCGGCAGGGGTTACGTCGCACGTAACGGAAGATTATAGGAGGAAAAATGATTATTGACGAAACAGAGTTATGTTACGGAGTTAGGTTAGATCTTGATGAGGATGGTCGGCTGTGGATAACCGAACTTATGGGGACTGAAACCATAGTGATTGAAAAATCGCAGGCAACACAACTTATCGCCGGGCTGCAAAAATTTGTAGATGGCACATTTGAGAACGATCGGGAGGATTAACGATGGATTTAACCGTTATTGGTCACGCACTGGCTGCGGCGACTATACAGGTTGTTATCGGCCTGCTTACTGGCGATTATCTCACTGGCGGCCTGATTGGATGTACATTCTTTTTTGCGCGGGAACACACAGGCTGAATATCGTTACATAGCGGAATTTTGCGGAGGGAAACGAGAAAGAATGCCGTGGTATGGTGGTTTTTTACCAAAAGCATGGAATATGGCTAGCGTTTGCGACTTCGCCGCGCCCGCATTCCTGTGCTGTTTAATTTATATCCTTACCATGTAAAATAAAGGCCGCTTATAGCGGCCTTAGTGTTATTTGCGGCGCGGTTGCAACATCCCGCCAGGTCTTTGCGATTCCCTTGTTATCATTTTCATGGCTACACGTTCCATTGTCTGTTCAAGTCTGCGGCTGTCTTCGTCACTAAATCCGTTTGTGGTTTGAATGTCGATGTAAACAGGCATACTGATACCGCCGCCGCCGCCAATATCACGGCCCGGGATAACCCTGCCATTCTCGCCGGGGATCATGTATTGGTTGCCGTTAGACGTCTGGAATAGCTCCGGCCTGTTATGTTCCCCGACGCGGTACATATTGCCACCAATTACGCTACCACCATTAAAGCGCCCGCCGCCGAAAATGGATGTTGCCAGCGACATGATCGCAGTAAGCGCCGCCGAGCCAGCCGCCGCCCAGCTACCGCCAGTTGATGCCGCTGTCGCTGCCGCCGCCGGGGCCGCCGCCGCAGCAATGCTTCCCTGAGCGGCAACCGCGCTTGCCGTTGTGCTGGCCTGCGTGGCTTTGCTTTGTGTCTCCATCATGATTTGATCTGCTATCCAGTTGGCAGCTATGTCCGAAAGTCTGTTACCGATATTCCCAAGTATATTGCTGCCTAAGTTAGCAAAAACATCGCTCAATGATTGAGTACCGTTAAGCAGGCCAACAAGCGCATTGCTCATGCCACCTTTAAGGCCATTAACGCAATCACCGATCAGGCCGTTTGTCTGGCTTTGCGCCTGCCACTGTTCCCACTTCAGATCGCGGATCTGCTGCTCATAGGCTAATAATTCCTGTTTCTGTTGTGCTTCTGTAGCGCCCAGGTCGATAAGCATTTGCTTACGGACGGCCCATTCATTTTGCGCCTGCTGGATAGGGTCAACTTCGCCTTTTAGCTGGTCCATTGGGCTAACTATTTGCGACCATTTATCACGCAATTCATCTACCGGGATCTGCGCTAATTCTTCTTTCAGCTCCTTGCCGATCCCTTTTTGCGCGGCGCGGTACTCAAGGAGTGTGATTTTACCCTGGGCGAACGCAGCATCAATGGCCTTGCCGTTCTCTAACGCTTTGCGCATGGCGGCGGCGTCTTTGTTGTACTGATCAGAAACGCTTATGCCCTTGTCTCCAAGCCGATCAGCTTCCGATTTCTTCTCTTTTTTCTGTTTTTTCGGCTTATCAACTGGCTTATCGAATCCGGTAATAGCTCCGTCGTTGGCTTCTGCCTGTTTCTGCATAAGCTCGTCATAAGCGGCGGTCGCCTTTTCAATGTCGTTTTTAAACGTCATGAATTTACCGATGGTAGGGCCAAATTTTTTCTCGTTGTTGCTGTTTAGTTCTTCCTTGCGTTCATCGACAATCTCTTTCATCCATTTATAGCCATCCATTAGCGCCTTGATTGGCGTCACCATTGCGATGATCTTCTCTGCCACCTCGCCAGCCTTCACAGCCACATCATCAAACATGTCGATGAATTCGCTACCAGCCGTTTTGAGCGTATCAAAGCAGGTTTTAGCGAATTTAGCGCCCTCACCTAGCCCATTAACTCCTTTTGTGATCAAGTCGATAGCTGAGACTACGCCATCTGATACACCGAAAAGATCGTCCAGTTGTTCCACCAGACCCATTACCTCGACTTTTAGTTCATTGATAGCCGTGCCGGATGTGCGCGGCAACTGCGCAAACTTCTCGTTTGTTTCCTGCGTAGCCGCCTGGATTGCGTTAACCATCCTTTCTGCCGTGATCTTACCGTCCAGCATTTCGGCGCGGAACTGGCCCATTGATAATCCCATATGGCGGGCCATTGTTTGTACGATGGTCGGGGTGTTTTCAAGTAGGCTGTTAAATTCTTCAGCACGCAGCACGCCGCCGTCTATAGACTGGCGGAACTGGCGCATAGAGTTTGACATTTGCTCTGCTGACGCACCGCCTAACGCCCCCATTTTCTGAATAGTGCCGACAAGGTTAAGTAATTGACCTTCGGTAGCTGACGTGTTCTTCAGTGAGATAGCCAGGCCTTGCCATAGTTCGCCAGTATCCTTCAGGCTCTGACCCGTCTCCCTGGATATTGCTTTCAGGCCGTCAAAAACCCGTCCGGCGGACTCTGCATCGCCCGTAAGCATTTTGATTTTTACGCGAAGCATTTTTGCTTGCTCCGCCATATCCATAAATTGGCGCACAGCCTCGGCAGCAATTAGCAAATGGATAACCCTGGTCAGTGCCTTGATGGATGTTTTCAGGGTGTTTACCTGGCGGTCAGCCTGTTTTGCGCCGCGCTCTATACGATCAAAGGCCTGGTCTGCCTGTCGTTGTGCAACGAGAAGTTGACCAGTTTTCGCATCAACTTCGTAATAAATTGTACCTACACTGGTAGCCATGATTTAACCTCATGCAGAATGTGATGTATGCCTCTATTTTATACAAAATGGCTTCATTTCAACGAATACATTTTGTATAAAGAAGCTAAAGGGAAGGGATAGAGCAAATGGATTTAAAAGGCCGGATTAACCGGAGGAAGCAAAAGGGGACAAGAAAATGAAAAACGCAAACTACCGCCCCAACGAACATGAACGCTATGCGGATTTCATCGAAGAAATGTTAAAAGCACTTAAAAAATAAACAATATGCGTGTATAAATAAGTTAAAGGAAGAATTTAGCAAATCATAATAAGCGGTAGGAGTTGATTATGAAACGGTTAGCAAAAATGGCACTTACTGTGATTGCCGCACTCGCATTTAACGCGAACGCTAACGAGGCCATAAGCATTAACTGTGAAGAAGTGGCAAACCATGTAGCAGCATATCACGACATGATCAAAAAAGAACCAGCCGCGCCAGCAATTCTTTTTAAGGCAATTGATAAAAAATTTGAAGGTAAACCAGTTTATGCTCGCTGGTTTAATTATGGCCTTGTAAACGAGGCTGCTGTAGGCGTAGTCTTTGAAAATAATAGCGAAATAAAAAACAGGATAGCAAACGAGTGCAAGGCAAATAAAGTTGCTTTCGCGGAAAGAATTTTTAATGAAGGCGGCGCGGGCGCAAAAAATTACGCAATTGTAGATTTGGGTAACGGGTTTATTGATATTATTAGAATCAAATAAGATGAACGCCCGGATCTACCGGGCTTTTTCTTGCTTGCTATTTTTCATTCTTTCCAGTGCCTTTTTAGCGGCCTCCATTTGCTCGTCATAAGCACGTTTATTTATGTGAACATTTGGTCTACTTCTTTCATTTCTTTCGTCTGGCGGCGTTTTAGCGCGCACTGCGGCCCTGTATCCGGTCATTGTCATATTCCATGCTTCTGATTCTGACAATCCCAGGTGAGCAACGGCAGAATAAACAAACTCAAGTACGTCAAATGTCGGCTTGTACTCGCCTTCCTGGATCGCGCCCGTGTCTTCTTCCGGCCCGTCACCAATTAAACCGTGGTACATGCAATGTTGCGCCAGCGTGATAACATCACTTGTAGGCATCAGTCCGGGTTTTAGTCTCAATTTACCAGAAGGAGTAAACCTACATTTGCCCAATAACGGGCCTGTTTCGTCGTCTGAGCAACATTTCAGGATGCGCATTGACGTTTGCACTATCTCACCATAACACCGTGCCATAATGCGATTGCGGAGGTCTGGATCTGTAGGTAATCGTGAAGGGTATTTGCTGCCGTGGATAAGTGCGAAATATTCGACAAGCTCACTATCGTTGCCGATTTTAGCCATCGCAGCAAAGCAAGGATTAAACTCATAGCGCTTACCGTTCACCACAGCCGCAAATTGCCCTGTACGAACATGGATCATAGTATTCACCTTAAAAGAAAAGGGGCCAAATGGCCCCGATTGTTAATATTGGCTGTTATGCTGGCGGAACGTCGCCTACCGTTACCTTGCCAGCGCTTTCGCACTCAATAGACCAGGTGGAAACATCATCATACGGATCTTCTTCTTTAAAGGAAGTGCAAAGGAATGGGCCTTCAGTTACGTCTACAGGAGAAACGATCTTCAGCCATACATAAGGTTGTGATCCGGTGGTTTCACCTGGCGTAATTACGTGGCGTTTCAGCGCTTTCTGATTATGGATTTCTTCAGTGCGGGACACACCGTCGCCGGAGAAAGAAACGGATTTGTAAGTAACCATTGATTCTTTCGTGTAATCGGCTGATTTATCGGCGGTGGCGTCAGCGGTTTCCCATTCAACGGAAAGTGTTTTACCACGCATCATGCCTAACGCTTTGTACGCTCCAGTTTCCGGCTTCGCATTTGGACAAGCGATAGCGAAGAATACAGCAACGTCACGGCCTGAAAACGTGCCTTTTTCGCAAGTCTGAGACATGTTAATTTACCTCTTATCTTGATATGATGGTTTGAAAGGCTACGGTAAAAATAAAGCGCCCTTCTCTTGTCTGTATTGCAGGAATAGCGCCAACTGGCTTCATGTGTGTAATTTTATCAGTTTTATATTCTGTTAACATACTTTGACGGATGGCATCGGCAAGGTCTTCCACCTCACTGATATTTGCATCATTACGCGCTGAAATAACCAGGATGCGGAAATAATCACGGGTTATTGCTTCCTCACCAGCCGCGCCGCCGTTTTGCTGGATCACGATGTATCTGTCATTATTCGAATTACTTCGCTCATTCCAGAAACGGGCCTGCAAAATATAGCCTTCATCGTATCCGTGGGATTGAATCCAATCCCTTATTTCGTCGTAAACTTCGCTGCGTTTCATACTTTGTAACCTTCTACAATTTCTTTATAAATATCATCGGCGTGGTTAGGATCTTCGAATGCCTTACGCAAGAATCCAGGCTCCGCATTTGGATCCCAATAATTACCCTTTCCAGTACCACCACCAAAACTAATTACCTGTTTCGGTCCGAAATCTGAAAGGTTATTCGTTTTGCCGAAATCTTCGCGCGGCTGGCCTTTTAATGTACCCGGCATATTGTGCACCCATTCAGCGTAGCGGGCCGTATATCCCAGGCGTAATTGCATACCGTCCGCCGTGTTCCCTATGTACTGGAACTGACTGTTAATTAAGAAGCCCGTATCGACTGGCGTCATATTAGCCGCGAAGCCACCAGCCAGCATACCGACGCGCCATAAAACTTCGTGCGTCTTTTTATCGGTGATTTCCTTTAGTTCCTGCTTTAATCTCTCACGGACGCGTTTAACCCCCTTGATAGGCATGATTAACCCCCTGTCACGATCTTATAATCCGGCGTGTCGTTAAACATGCTCATATCCCATTCAACGATCCCGGTAATAACGTTGGCCCCAGCCACCAGCGGGTCGGAAATATTAGTGGTGTCGCCAGTGGCAATCATCCAGCCGTTTTTCGGGCGCTGCACTGGCTGCATATTATGAAGCAGTTCGGTAAATACGGTTATTGTATTGCTAACCTCATTACCGTTTGTGTCTGTTGCAGTGCCGTCGGTGCGCTCCCATGCGCAGTTAATCAGGTATGGTGCGCCGTATACGTCGGCGTTTGTCCAGTCGTCATGCGTTACGGGGTAGATGGTGGCTAATGCCTTGTAACTGAATCGCGCAATCTTACTCATAGCCGTAACTCCAGCTAATGACCTTTGGATGAGTTTTCGCCACGCGCGGGCAAAGAATTACCCATAAGCCAGCATCATTGAGGTAGGCCGCCACCTGGCGTCCGCTATCCGTTTTAACCCACACGCGGGTAAATGGTTTCGGCAATACTGGATTTGGTAATGTCAGGTCGTTCCACATTGTCACATCCTCCTGCTCTTACCAATCCACAGCCCGGCGTGCGCGGTGTTTTCTGGATCTGGTGGAATTAGTTCGGCTGTACAATGGTGTTTGTCCAGTGAGTAAAGCAACGAATAGGCCGCCTTCCATCGCTTATTAAAATCGACATAGCGGTAAGACTGGCTTGCACCGTTCGGACCAGTCTGCGAGGAAACGTATTTATCAGCCTGGCTGAGTCCTAACAGGCCAATGAGATAAAGCTGAATCAATGTTGCAGTGGAGGACGGATAATTGGCATCAAGGCATTCATTAACGCTATTTGCCTGCTCCACCAGCAAAGATAAAACCACGTCTGGTATTTCAATCCCCTGGCTTTCGAGATATTCCCGCGCCTGTTGTGTGGTAACCATTTTGTTTTCTCCACATACAAAAAAAATCCCCGGCATTGCGCCGGGGAGCTACAGAAACATATCAATCAGGTATTGCTGCCGTAGACCACTCCTGAACGACCTTCCATGTCACGGGTGATTTGCAGACCCTCAGCGGACATGATGCGGAAGTTGTAGTTATCAGTCGGCATCATGCGCGGTAACGGAACTACGCCAGTGGTCATGCCAATCAGCGGGGTGATGACGCTGCGGCTACGCTGATAAGCGATAAATTCGTTGCCAGTCAGCGCATAGGTCTGGCGAATATCACCAACCGGGACAAACGGCTTGATAACATCCAGCACACTACCAACAATTGCGCCATTAACGATGTGTGGGCGTGCCAGGTTAGCCATGATTTCTGGCGATACCCACATTACATCGTATTTAGCTACGAAGTTGGCGCGGGCCAGTTTCCCGAACTCACCAGTGGTAAAGAATTCAATAATCTTATCGAAAGCCGCAGTGGTAAGGTCGATTTTAGCAACAGTTTTCAGTTTAAGTTGCTGGGTGTTTTTGTGGTTTTTAATACCCATTGCTTTATGATCATCAACCACGATGCGATCGTTACCATTCAGGTAGAACTGGACGCGTGCTTTGTTGAATTTTTTCAGTTTAAGGCGCTGGCTGTCTAATGCAAGGTCGATACCTACAGTATTTAAGCCCTGAGCTAAACGCCAGTTAACACCGTAACCCGCTGCGAACATCGGGATCGGGTCGCCATCGCTGCCGTATTCGGTGTGATCAAAGCTGTGTGGCGCTTGACCATCCATAGACATTACGACCTCATCGTTAATGTCGCCGGATACGTTGTACATTTTCAGCGTTTTACCGATTGGTAATACGGTCTGTACACCCATCAGGTCGTTTACGATCTCGATACCGACCTCTTCGGTGTTCAGTTCAATGATTTGGTTATCGATTTCTTTCCAGAATTCTTTTGCGAAGCCGCCGACGGCGTTACAGGTCAACATTTCAGCGGTCATATTTGCCTGATTTGCTGCAATCATGGCGTTGTGCTGCTCGTTGAAGATATTGCGTTGCGCCCACAGTTCTTTCCAATGGCTCTGCATCCGGGAGTTGGCGACAAGGTTTTCTTTAGTAAAGTACATGTTATTCCCCTTTTAAATTAAGCCACGCGAACGCGGATAAAATCTTCCGCTTCCAGGGTTACGTCTTCCTGGCAGTATGCGATGATCGGATCTGGCGCTGCCTGTTCACTTGGCGCAACAAACAGTTTCACCCCGTCAGCTGCGAGAGCAATAGCTGCACCCTTAACATAAGCGGCTGCAGGAACAAGGAGAGCAAACTCTCGGCCCTGTTCCACATAATCAGCAACAACAGTTTCATTTGCAGCGATTGCATCAGTAATGGTTTTGCCTTCGTGGAATGCCGGGTTGACGATGTACAACTGAGCTGCACCGACATCAGCACTGGTTGCTTTTGCAAACTTACCTCCGTCCAGTTTTACCAGTTCACCTGGTTTTACTGCGACCTTAGCAGTGTAGGTTTCGGTAATGGATTTACCATCAATATTTACACGACGAAAACGAGACATTGTATTCCCTCCAGTTAGAAATAAGTGTTAAAGTCAGGGACTTCACCTTTTTTGTCTTCACTTGCTGTGTTGGCGGCTAGCGGAGTTGCTTTACCCAGGGATTTAAACATTGCCTCTAATGCTTCACCGCTTAATGCGTTAGCAACAATTTCGCCGTGAACTTTTGCTACTGCGGCGCGTTTTTCTGCTACTTCTTTATTTGCGTTTGCTGCAATTTCTTCTTTAATTGCTTTCTGGTTGGTCTGTAATTCTTCTTGGTTGGTCTGTAATTCTTCTACGCTTGCCTGTACTGGTTTTAATGCCTCTGCTACTGCATTAGCGATATTGGCGGCTAAGCCTTCGTTAATTTCTTTTACCAGTTCGGCGCGTTCTTCTTTTGTCAAAGGCATGGGATCGTCCTCCGATTTATTGGCCTTAATTTTTTCATTCAGGGAGAAAAGATTAGAAAGGTGTTCAGCGAACTGAGCAAACCATGATTTACTTTCCTCGTTGGTTGCAAGCTCGCCATTATTGAGAATAATTTTATCAGCCTGTTTTTCATATGCGCAAACTTGAGCACTTTCCGCATTAGTGGCGATCGTCACCTCTTTATCAGTGAAGTCCACCACATACACATAATCAGCATCAGGGAATAAATCCCGCGCCGCGTCTGTTAATTGTTTCTCAAGTGTTCTGTAGCTGTTTTCTTTCATCGCCACCGACATTAACGGTTTTGCCTGGTCAGTATTAACCATCAGGCCTACACCTTGTTCCGGTGAAGCGGCTGGAGGCTCATGCAGCAAAATAGCGTCATGGTCGATCGACATGATTTTCACTACATGGTCAGCGCCCTGGGCTTTCATATCTTCGGTGGCTGGCATACGCTGGCGATATACAGCGACGGACGACCAGATAGGATCTTTGCTCTCTCCCTTCTCCAGCGCTTCCAGTCGGCTTAACAATTCCCGGCCCTGCTCTGAATGGCTGGCGGTTTCCACGTCCACCCATTTTTCCACATAAACACGGTTGCCGCGTAACTCAACGTTTCTGTTCCACGCTCCACAAAAACCCGTGTTCAATCCTTCCGGGCTAAATGCGGAAACAAATTTACCGTCAACGGTAGGATGGCCTAACGGTGCAAGCGTCCCCTCCAGTAACTGGTAATTAGCGATAATTTCAGCTTCTGGGTAATACTCACGATTCATAACGATATTGAATGGCAGCGTATATGATGGCACAACAATGTGCTCGCGTCCGTTATAAGTTTCCCGGCGTATGGTATTAGCGGTTAATTTGGTATTAACCTGAATTAATTCTTTACTCACGGTTTTTACTCCCAATCTTCGCCATATTTAGCGTGCGCAACTTTATAGTTTTCTTGCGCCCGATCTAATATTCTTTCGTTTAATATGTTACCGTCTTCGTCAACTAATACGGTAATCGTGCTACATTTGCAGTTAATTGAATTAGGGGATCTACTCCACCATTCGCGCTGCTCATCTATGGTGTATGTTTTCCCGTGCCGCTGCGCGTGCGATAGCCTGGTAGTCGGTGACAATGCCGAAATGTGCATTTGCATAGTGCGCAGATTAAATTCTTCTGTCGCCGCTTCTGCCTCATCCATACGCGCTGTGCGTAACGCTGTGCATATTTCAGTTCGAGCAATACGTTTGCATCTGTATAGCGGTAATTGCGTCTCCTGATTCAATGTGCGCGCTATTTCCAGTGGGTTTAAACCACGGGCCATGCCTTCAGTTAGTCGGCGGGCCATATCCTTTTTGATCTGTGCTGTCAGCCCGCGCATTTCCTCAAATACACGGGTACGGACCAGGGCAAGGCGCGTGCGGTAGGTTGTGCTTGATAGTACGGCAGATACATCGGGATAAACGCTTGAGTACGTGACAGACTGGTTAGTAAGGTTGGCGTATTCCTGTGCCGTGCCTCGCTGATACGCGACCTTCACGTATTCCTGCCAGAACCAAAAACTTTCCGGGTCGGTTAGCTCGAATATCTCATCAATCATGTCGCTGGCGTCCTCCAGCATGTCGTGCAATTCATCCATGTAAATCTGGAAGGTATATTTCTTATTAACAGCCAGGCTATATTGTATTTTGTCCAGTATGGCGATATATGGATCGGCTATTTTCTTCAGGCAGGATTTAAAACGCTTAATAGCTCCAGACCGCAACTTACCTGTCATGGTCGGGTCTTCGGTGTTAGATGGCATTATCGCGGACGGCGGAATCTTTTTGATTATTCTCTTTACTTTCATCTTCATCTTTATCGTCCTCGTCTTCCACTTCTACTTCCTGCGTTGGCCCTTCATATCCGGCAGCTTCGCGGATCTCATCGCCGCTAAATATTTCCTCACCAGTAGCGAGACATGCCTGATTGATTTGCGCCATCTTGTGTGCCGCTTCCAGTAGTTCGGCTTTTGTCATGGCGTTAAGGTCATCCCATAACACTGATACATCGACTGGCATACTGATAAGGCGGAGATCTGCCATCTTGCGGAATAGTTCCTCAAGCTCGCCTCCTATTTCCTCACGGCGGGTCATACAGCGATTATTGAAGTAGCGGAGGTCTTCAGTTGATGCGCGTTCGCCCTGCTGATTCCCAACCAGGATACGCGTTGGAATGTCGATACCAGCGGCGGCGGTTTGCAGGTTGACGTCATAGGTTGCGGACGGATCTGCTACGGCAGTGACCAGCGGGCTAACGGTGGCTCCCTGTAATGCCATCATCACATCATTCCCTTTGTTTATATCCTCTGCCGCTTCATTGAATTTTTCGCGCAGCTCTGTAACGTCGCAACCGTATGTCGCAGCCAGGGAACGGAAATCAATCTCTTTGTCGAATGAGATAGCCAGTTGACGTGCGGCGTTTTTCAGGAATGATTCACCGCTGCCGCCTTCCACTTTCTCCAGTGAAACGAATGCGTTATAGGACGGTTCAAGGAAAGCGATGGCATCATCAGAATAATCACCGAAGATAAATATACGATCTGGATGTATCTTTCTTGCTATGGTCTTACTGTTAATGCGCTCCTTGTATTCCCACCATGTAGGCAGGCCATAGTTTTCTTTATCCGGGTTTTCTTCGAAGTCCTTCGGTGTAAGAGCACCAGCCCATACGGGGGTAAATTTGGCAATGCCTACGCCTTTTGTTACTGGCTGATCCCACGGCTTGTTATCCCTGACGTGAATTAACAGTCCAGCATAACGACCGATGAGGCGGCGGCGATCGCATTCAGCAATTACGCGCCAGAATCTATTGTCGAATCGTTTTTTGATTTCTCTTTCCCACGAAGTTTCCTTTTCCGCTTTCTCGTCTTCCGTACCTTCAATCAGCGTTGGCCTGGTGCGCCAGCACGTAGTAATGATCTTCTCAATAGCACCGTGAGCGATACCACCGCGACGATACAGTTTGTATAAATCGGCATAGGTGATTTCTTCTTTGAATCCGTATTCACTCCACGCAGCATCACGTTTTGCATCAATACCCATTGAGAATGGGTTAGCGGCTGCATAGCGGGCAAAGGCCGCCTGGCGTTGTGACAAGGCAGCATTAACCGCCAATTCTAAATTGGATGGCATAATGTTTACTCCTGAATACATGTTTACGCGTTGCTACGCGAAAAATAGAAAAACTTGTGGGGGATTGTGAGACAGATTTTATGTAGCCAATTGAGAATTATTCTTGTTCATCTTCGAAAATTTTTCGAAGTTGATAATAATCAATAACTTAAAATCCGCGCAGGCGTTTAGGTAACATAAGACCCATCGCCTGTGGTTGGCTTAATTCAGTGATCCCCCATACCATCGCATCCATACGGTCAGGGGATTTTTTAGCGGTAGCTGGCACATATTCCATCATTTGATTTTCCAGCGTGTACAGGCTGCCAGTGTGGGCTACCCTACCCTGTGCATACAATGCAGATATTGGTTCGGCGCGGGCAAATTTACCCTTGCTTGCGTGCACCTTAACAATGCGGCCCTTAAATCCTGCATTGCGTAGTGTGGCCTCTGCCATATCACCACCCTGGTTGGTTTCGATAACCATCGCGTCAGCTTCATGGATGTTGTAGGCGTTCATTGCTGCTTGCGCCCAGTCATTAGGTGACATGCGGCCTGAGTAGTCACCGTCTACTGAATACTGAGCATTCTTGCCACCACCATAAGCGGAACAGGCTACAATCCCTGTTTCGTCTGACTCATCAGATGATGTTGTCGCCGGGTCGATGGCTATCACCGTGCGAATTTTCTCCTGCGTTATCTGCATCATGTGCGCGGCGGTTATCATCGCTTCAGTCCACAATGCGCCCTCTTGATCGAACTTGCGCGGACACTGCATATATTGAGCTTCGAATGTTCGGCGATGTGATTTAAGAGTTGATTCATCTTTATCACTATGCTTATGCAACCATAGCCAGCCATCCGGCAGGTTGTGAGGAACAGGAATAGCAAATTTGTTTTCCGGGTACAGATCCCAATAGTCAAGACTGTTGTCGATCTTCACTGGCAGGCAAAGGTGATGCCATTTCTCACCACTACCGCCACGTAACAGGTAGCCGGATAAATCATCGTAGTGGATACGCTGCATGATGACGATCACTGGCGTTGTTTGCACAGCCAGGCGCGAAGAAAGCGTGTCGTTGTAATTGGTATTAACCTGCTTTCGCACCACATCAGAATAAGCGTCAGCTGGTTTCAGGGGGTCATCAATAATCATTGCGCCGTTAAACCCAGGTTCCATGTACCCGGCGCGGAACCCTGTCACCTGTCCAAGCGATGACGTCGCATACACGCCGCCACCCTGAGTGGTCCACCACAGGTTTTTCGCGTTCGAATCGTTGCGCATTTGCATAGGCCACAATTCCTGATATTGCGGCATCGTGATTATGTTTCTTGTCTCTGAGGAATTAAGCAAGGCGAGTCCGTGTGAATACGATACATGCAGGAATCTGGTGCGGGGTTCTATTGCGAGGCAGCGGGCCATCATGTGAATTGTGGCAATCATTGTTTTGCCATAGCCCGGTGGGATGTTGATTATCAACCTGGTGATTTCACCATTAATAACTCGTTGTAGCGTATCGGCAATTATTCTGTGATGACGCCCAACCAAAAAGTCCTTGCCAACCTGTTGCTTATAAAAGTAGGAACTAAAAAACAAAGGTGCTGATATGTCTTTGGGAGCACAACCTTTAACACACAACCCCCTTAGAACCTCTCTGTCAATCTTTGTCGTCGCAGTCTCCATGAGTATTGTACTCCTTATTCAGGTTATCGATTATCTCAAGGACAGTAGTCTGATTTACTTCTACCTGGACGGGTGCTTCTTCCTTGTTACCGACGATCTCCTGTGTGACGCGTTCGCCATATTTGCGCGGTTGCAGTTTTGCCAGTAACCATTTGCGCGTTTCAATCATCAGTTGGTGGCGGCGTAGTTGGTCTTTATCAACGTTCTTAGCATCATCAGCTATATCGAGGATCTCATCAGCTAATACCTCGAAGCCGATTTCCTTCGCGCGCATGTACATGTCCGAGAATTCCGGCACGTCTCTAAACCATTTCAGGATTGTTGAACGGGTAGGCATACCAGGCATCTTCGAAATTTTGTTAACGCTCTGACCGTCCGCCACCAGTTCACAGATTTCTAACGCCTTTTCTTCGGTATAACCATGCGGACGGCCCACCTTTTTAGCGGCTGGCTTTTTATCGTCAGCATTTGCCTTTTTCGTGCGGGCCATAATTTCACCTCTCAATTATCTTTTTCAAATTTTAATTTAAATTCATCCATCATCTTTTCCACTTCCCGTTCGGAAATGTAGACGGTTTCATTATTTTCTGCCGCGTCAAGTGCCTTTCTTATTTCATCAGCCATTTTTAGTTCTTCATTGCTCACCACGTCACCCCTCAATATTTATTGATGATATATACGCAAGCCGCAAAACTTGCGCAGTATGTTAATACTTCCAACCAGTCGAATAGCTCTTTCATTGTTTACCCTTAAATCTCTGTTTTGCTTCTCTGTAAATAAGCGCGCCAATCATTACAATCACGTATGCGCATAACATTAACGCGATAATAAGCACACCAGCGCAAAGCAAGAACATCAGTAGATCGATAAATTCAAACATAATATTTCTCACCAGAAGAAAACAATAACAGCTAACAGCGAACCTATAGCTATGATTAATAATTCACGGTCAGACATTGATAATCACCCCAACGATAATTAACGCGGCGATACATACGAATAATACGGCTTCGATAACATCCATTTACTCACCTATTGAGTCAGCGCGGTCATGGTAAGAACAATCGCAACAATCAGGAAAAGGAAATCAAGCCATTTCATTTTTTAAACTCCCGATAAACATCTACGGCAATGACTACAACCACAGCCACCAGCAATAGCATTTCATATGCGTTCATGGTGAATACCTTCAGCTTTCAATGAATATCATGATCGCCAGCCATACAGCGACGCAGGCAGAAAGGATAATGAGCGGGTCAATCATCTTACCCCTCCACCAAATACTTGATATATACGTTTATCAGCGCAACTATAATAGAACCCACCAGAAACACAGAGATACCGATTAATCCGGCGATAATGTAATCATCCATAATCAATCCTGCTTAGACATAACCACCAGAAACATGCAAAGAATGAATCCAGCCGCCATACCGCCTATAAACGTTAATATTGATGCAATCATAATCAGCCTCGTTTAAAGCTCATTACACGCTGGACTAACGCATCTTTTTGCTTAGGCTTACGTTTACCTTTCTTCGCTGGCTTTTCTTCTTCCTTCGGCTGTTCTGCCTGTTCCAGCGCCTGATCGACGACTTCTGCCGCCTGCATTGCTGCAACCTGTGCTTCGTTTGATTCTGCTAGGATAGGGAAAAACGCATCGAAGATACGGCCTACCATGTAAGCGTAAGTCTCATTCGCCGGATGGGTAGGATCCGTGGTAGCCACGACGCCTACATCACTTAAAACGTGGAATGTAGTGTGGGCGCATTCATGGACCAGCGTTCCCAACTCATTGTTGAATACTGCGATCACGTAGAAGTTACCACCATTCTCGCCAGTGCAAGTAAGCGTTAATCCTCCAGCCAACTCGAAATCAGGTTCAATCGGAATTCCTGCCTTTTCGCAAAATTCATAGAACATCTCGCGGGTCGGGCAAAAGAAAACGGTTGTATGCTCAAAGAGTGGGATCTTAAATTGAGGCAATTTAATGCCTTTAGCCTTAGCCATCAGAATAATCTCCTATTCTGAAAAATATAACCCCCGCAAAACTCGACACCGCAGGGAGTGAAAACAGTTATAAAACACTGAAAACGGCGCTTCATCAGTACCGTTTCCAGAATTTTATAAAATTGGTGAATGGCGCTTTCTTCTACCCAGGTAGCGCCTGACCTGTTAATGGGACTGTTGATCCGGTATTACGTGTTTTTGACTATTCCGCCGTCGCTCGCGGGAAGGATTGGCCAGGTTATGGCTGGCTGACAGAAACGGCGACACGTCAACGCGCTGCTATTCTTTGCGTAAACACTGAGTTTTGATGTAGTCCTGTAGGCCAGTGATCTGTGCGTCTTTCTCTTTTAGTTGTTCTCTGAGGGATAGATAAGATTGTCTAGCAGTGGCATCAAGCTCGCAGGTGGCTCCATCAATGCGGCTGGCGGTCGCGGCGGGGTCGGACACTCGCACGGGTATTGCGTTGACGCGCAACCGGATAGTACCGTTATCAATGCCAGTGCGCAGATCGGCAATGTCAGATCTGATAGCTTTAATCTCATCGTGATACCTCTTATCAAGTTTTGACAGTTCGGCGTTTCGCTCCTTCATCTGCTGAATAGTGTTACTTGCCGTTTTCAGTGCGCCTTTCGTTACCGTGACTTCTTCCTGTAACCTTGCCGCCTCACCCTGGTAATAACATGTTACGGCGGTCAGTCCGGCAATAATGCAAACAACAGCGGCGATAATTAACGCCTTCACCTTGTCCACGTTTCCCCCCATTCGCAAACGGCATATTCAACCTCGCGGCGGTTTACCAGGCCTTGCCACTTCTTACCGCCAGCGTATACCCAGCGTTTAAGCTGTGCGCACGCTTCTGATTTCTTGCCGTCATTGAGTAGTTTTAATAAGGTTGATGTTTTGAAATTGGTTGCACCTACGTTATAGGCGAATGAATAAAGCGCCGCGCGGGTAAAATCTGATATTTCGACTTTAATATAGGGGTCAATCGCTTTTGCGGTTTTGTGGAGATCCTTGTTTAACAAAGCATCGCATTCTGATTGCGTGTAAGTCTTACCAAGCATGATGTCTTTTCCGGTGTGACCATAGCAAACGGTCCATACGCCGATAACATCACGATAGGGATCGTACTCCACGCCCTCTAATGGTTTAACCATCACCGCCGCAATAGCGATCGCCCCACCAGCCGCCGCAGCAATAATCTTATTCTTCAGCGATTGGCTAATCATGTTACTTATTCCCCATTCGCGCGTCGTGTTCCTCTTGCGCTCGCTTGTTCTCCTGTGATTTGAAGTAATAATTGACGGCAAATGTGCCTACGGTTGATAAGATACCCACAAAGACGGCAATGTCATTGATGGTTATCGCGCCGAAAAAAGCAGTTACGGCCCCAGTCACATACGCGCACGCCTCCCGTATTCTGTCGAACATAGATTTACCTCCAACAAAGCAAAAACCCGGCGCGTGGCCGGGCAATTACAATTTCGCATTGTTAGGAAATATTTTAATCTATTTGTTTTTTATGCGCGATTATGGTTACAAATCACCAACCTTGCGCCAGTATCTATGATTAACCATCGTGATAACTTCTTTCGCTGTCATAGGTAAAAATGGCTCATGCCACCGATCAAGACTACCGAGGCGCATCAAAACGTGCTCACCTTCGAGGCGGTAATAAGCTCGCGTAGCCAATGACTGATAAACGCCATCATATTCATGGTCGCTATTTCCCATTTTTACGCTCCTTAATGGCTCGCCTGATTTGCTCTGCCGTAGCGTCGAAGAAAGCGATAAACACAGTCACAGGCCAAAAAGGAATCTCAAGTCCACCATGTTCGGCACCGCTAAACTTAATAAAACATGACATCAGGATCGCGCCAGCGATATAAAGCAAAACAGTCACAGCAATAAGGCATTCAATCATAATCATCGTCCTCGTCGTCATGTTCAGCCATGAAATCATCAACGTCGCGGTAAGTTATCGGCGGGATGTATTCGAAATCATCAGAATCAAGACCAAGCGTCCTGCTGTCGCCATCGTCATCAATCGTATTCATCCCTAACTCACCGAAAGGACCGTATCCAATGTGGCCCAGGTATTCGCAACCAGTCGTAAAGCCAGGGTATTCACCTTTACACCTGATTTTGTATACCTTATTTGATGCGCTCAATTTTAATTCCCCCTTCTTCTCCTTCAGTCATTTTATATTCTGCCACTAGTTCAGCTCCAACCAATCCCACATCAGCATTAGCTATGCCAGGGAACGCCAGATAGGCAAAAATAAGGCTTTTAATTCTATTCAGGTCTTCAAGATGGTCTGCATTAAAAGGCGGTTCAGATACGTGAAAGCATTTAACGTGCGCATCGTCTTCAGTAGCTACACGGAAACATACGCCACGTTCACCTGCGAATTGTCCAATTTCTTTATCTTCTGGAAAATTGCCACGAAAAACCTTAACGCTGATAAATTTAGACATTTATTATTCCCCTTCGTAATAAATTAAAACTCCGCACCAGGTAAGCTACGCGCTTTATTTATAACATCTTGTTTTAACAATAATAGTGAGTGATAATGCATGTTAAACATGCTGCAAAGTGGCGTTTCACTATTTTCTGACTTAATTTTGAATAACTGGTTTGCAGTAAAAATCATGTCGTCGTCTGTTATGTATAACCAGTCTCCGCGCTTGCCAACTACAACATGAGATTTTCCCCAACTGTCTTTAAATTCATAATCGCAGAAGGCATCACCTTTAGGCACTTCAACAAAACAGCACGCAATGAATTTATCGCTTTTCATGATTAAACCCTTCTGGCTTGATGGGGTCATTTGCCCCACTGGTTCGCATATCTTCCGTGAAAGTAACATTAATCAGAAAACACCTTTATAATCGACAGTGTATTTTGCTACTAATTTCCATTCACAATAGTTTTCCATGTCGCGCGGTTGCCAGCCTTTCATGCCTACCGCACTCCGCGCACCGTGACGACGATAATCATCGTTATAGTCAGCTATGCACCACGGCCGAAGTACAAACATATAATTGGCCTCGTTAACCAGGATCGCCATCTGCTTTCCTGTTGCCTTATCTTTCGCCCGGAAATAACTTACCCTGATTTTCATTTTTAATTACCTCAATCAACATTTCTTCTTCCAGGTTAGCCGGACGTTTACGAAATATCCCGGCAAAAACCAGATCGTCGAGTAGGTCTTTACGCTTAAATAACCACTCCTTCATTACCATCCCGTCGTCGCTGCGATATACAACGCCGTTTTTCAAAAAATAAAAAGTGTGGGTATTCGTCTGAAGGTATAGATCTTCGTAAACGTCCATGATATTAACCCTCGACCACTTGCAGCCCGCGCCCCTTGTCGCCAACGAAGTCACCCAGGCTGAACGTATACGACCACGCCGGATTGATGTAATGATCATCAGCGCCAGCGGCGATTAAATCAGCACCGTTAATCATGCAAGTGACATCATCGCTATGAACGACATTAACGACCTTACCAACAACCTGTTTCAATGACGGATAACCGTGATCGTGCAAGAATTTGACTTTCATCTTTACCCCTTATAAGTAACAGCATCAGAGATCAACAACACCGCCAACATCTCACCGTCATGTAACGGATCTGGAATACCAAAAAATATATCGCTTTTACTGTCAGGCACTACTACGCGCATATTGCCTTGTTTATCTTCATGTACGAACCACGGCTTTTCGTGTGGCTCAAACATTCCAAAAAGCAATTTAAGATCTATCTCTTCACCCTTCGTGAATAACGATACATCCGTTGTAGCGATAACTAACGCTTTCTGATCTGCTGTTTTCTTTGTTCTCATTCTTCTGTCCCCCAGCGCTCAATGCTGATTAAAAAGTCCCGGATAGCGTGGCGCTCGTAGCGCGTTGGTTTACGCTTGCGGTATATTTTGAAATCGAACCATTCTTTTTCCTGCTCGAAATCCAGATCGTAAGCAAGCGCCTCAATGTATCCGCATTCGTGATACTGGTATGCAACGCCAGCACGAACAAAAAAGCGGGTTTTATCCCGCTTGTGCTCATAGATACGCATATTTACCCCGCTATGCAGTTGTGTAGCTGTCTACCAGCTTTTCATCCTTCATTCTGGCAAGCTGGGCGATGTTCATCGTGTAGCCGCCATCAGAGAAAAGCCACTCCGCAGCCTTGCGACGAAAAGCGATATCATCATGGTTACGCGTCCATGTGGCGATCACCGCGCGCTTTCCGTCAGTGGCAAACATACTTAACTCATTATCAACTACGTCGATAGCCTTCCAGATTTTTAGCTCCATGATTTATCTCCGTAGATCTTGAATAGTTCCCGTGCTTCCTGGTCTTCAAATAGATTCATATGCAGGTTATGTAGTCGGCGCATTGTGCGGAAGCGCGGTCTGAATTCCTGGTTTCTTTTAATGAACTTACCACCAATTGAATAAATATGACCGTATGAATACCATCTATTACCCACCCAAATTTGATATTCTTCACCTTCATAATTAATTTTGATTGTAAGCTCGTCAACCTCCATTATTAATCCTTTGTCGAGGATATCGTTTAACATCGAATCCCACTCTTTAAGGAAAGGTTGTTGATAAAAACCGAAAAGTGTATTTGCTGCATGGCAAAGGTAATCAATGATTATTTGCATGTTGTCACCACATCATATAATAAACGTTATCGTCAGCTAATTCGTCAGCGTCTTTTTGACAGTCGATTGTCGCATCGTCTTCGTGCCATTCTTTCGCGAATAAACGCGCCCATTTACGACGCTCACGCTTATTGCGTCGCAAATCATCAAAAACCATTAAAGCCTTATCGTAAGCTCTTACCATGCGTTTCATTCTACTTTTCATCTTTCACCTTCCTTAATTCCTTAATTTCAATATTGCGCAACCGGACGTCGCACGGCGTTTCAGATTTACCAGTAAGCGCCAGCGTCAGGTTTTCAGGTGTCGTGTAAAGGATTATCTCTTTACCTGTGCTAAATTTAATTTCTATGCGGATCTCGTTTTCGTCACCGCACAATACACGGCTAATTGATAGGCCAGCTTTTTTCATTGCTCACCCCACCTTAACATCCAATTCACATCACATTTAATTGCGAATACCTTAACAGGATCAGGGCCGAACAATGGATGTGTGATAGTTTTCACTTCATACCCGAAATAAGGCAGGTTTATGATCCGGTGTGTTTCGTGGCTGGCTGGATACCCCAGCTTGATTATCAGGCGTTCATATTCCCGCCCTTTCAGGCGTTTACGCCAATAGTCATTATAAAGTCGGTATTCCTCCACCTTCTTTCCCGCCCGGATGGCGTAAAAGTATTCTCCTTTCAGGTTTAAATGTAGATCTTTACTTGCCATCGCCATGATCCTGTAAACAGTCGTTATAGCCTTCAATGTATCCGGTTAATCCGGTATTACTCACTGACCATTCAGCCGTCCGGCGCTTGATTGCCTCGTCCATCGTAATTTCACCTTTGCGATGGCATCCAGCATCAATATAACGGTTAACAACCGAAGATAGCCGACCGCGTAGCTGTTGTGTTCCGGCGTAATGGCGGGCCGTGTCAGCCAACTCGTTAACCAACTGGCGGTAAACATGTTCTTTTAATTTAGGCTTCATCATCGTCACCCTTAAAATACTGATTAAGCGCACGTTTGACGTTCATTTCACGCTGATAATTGTTATCGCTATAGATTGCGGCTGCCGATACGTGATCGATAATTTGCTGTAATAAATCAGGATGAATTTTTATTTTTTCATCAAGGACAATGCGCGATGGCTTGGGTGCGGTAGCAATATCATCAACGATCTCTATCTCACCACGACCACCGCATCGCGGGCAAACAAATTTATCATCTTGATACAGTATGAAGCCGCAGCCTTTTTCAGTTTTAACAACCATGCCGTCGTCGTCGCAGTTTTCGCAATACAGCCACCCAATATTAATTATTTTCATCATCGTCGCCCCGTTTATAGATGTGGACTGGTTTAACAGGGATGGCGGGTAATTCTCCTTCGTTTAACGCGCTTGCCATACCTAATATTAAACGCGCTTCTGCACCAGTGACTCTCTTACACCATGCGCCGCCAGTTTTATCTTCGAACAATATAACGGCAAACTGATCGTTTATTTCTAACTTGTCATTATTCACCCCGTGTCACTCGTTTAATTTCGCTTTCCGCGCGGGCTTCTTCTTTAAATAGCTCCGCTATGGCGTCCTCATAGAAAACCCTGTATTTCTTCCACCATGTTGATCGGCTTACCGGGAAAACAAGCTGATTAACCGCCTGTCGGACAAGATCTACCGGGAAACGCGAGTACCCGCGCCCGCCACAATGCTGGCACGTTTTGAAAACTGGCATTTCCGCTGCTTCACTGGCTGCTTTATCCGGTATCTCGCCGCGCCCTTTGCACCGCTGGCAATGGTTTTTAACGTAGCCTTTCCCGTTGCACCGCGAACAAACCGTTGATGTGTATTCGCAGCATGGATGCGGTAAAAGCCCGTTTCCACCGCATTTAGGGCAAACCTTTTCGGTCGCCGCACTCTGGCAGTAATCCCGAAACGCGAAAACGGCAACAAGAATAATAAGATCATTGCGTCGCTCATCGTCCAACTCCATAACGTATTCGTAATCTTTTGCCATAGCTCTTAAACGCTCTGTAAGCAAAACTACGGCCCTGTGTTTTTCAGTTTGCGATAGTTCCATCTTCCCCAAAAAAGCGCTGTAACCAAGCGCTACGCGCGATTGCGCCATACCAGCGGCGGTAAGCGCATCCGTCGTATTAAGTGCATCAGGTGATGTTCCCCTGCTTTCGTCTGACAATCGCGGTGATTTGGGAAAGTGGAATTTTAGAATGGATTCTAAATTCATTATTTGCCCCCGTAACGAGCAATAAGGCGTTTACGATCAGAAATTGATTGCACCAGCTTTCTCTCAAACTCTTTCAGTGCAAGTAATTCTCACATGTGAAAAGCCTGAATTTGTCGAACTGTGGCTAAATCACGCTCGTCGCGCTGAATGTCTATTTGCAGATCTTTAATTTCGTTTTTCATTGTTACCACCACATATTAGTTGCGTATTCGTTAATATCAGGTAGCAGGTCTCCGCGTTCGCGCACCTTGATAAACAATCGCCCGCCTTTTACCTTACGGCAGCGAACAATTTTTATAGAATCGATCTGACCGTCGTCTTTCCAGAATTCGGAATATGTAAGGCTGTCAAATAGGCATTTTGGGATATTATCGAGATCCCTGGTCCTGTTATCCGGCGGTGCGGCATAAATGATGATTGCCAGTCGGCAAGATATGTTGATGTTTAAATTTAATAATTCGATGATGTCTCTTACTCGTTCACGGTATTCTTTCCCTACCTTGCTGATATAGTGAAAACCACGCGAATGTCGGTAATAGCGGTTATTCGATGGCGGGTAAGGCAGGCTAAAAGTATATTCATTCATGCTGCCTTTCTCCTTAAGGCGTCCAATTTCGCCTGGTAGATGTTTATTAGCTCCTTACATTCTGCGATCGTCCATTTGTGCGTATCGTTGTTGTTCTCCAGTGCTACCACCCTGGCGAGGCCGATTTTTCTAATCAGTGCCGGGCGATAACCTCCGATGTTGCCGTCTAACGTCTGGTTGCAGTGTCTACATTGTTTATGGCAATTATCTTCGTTAAAGCGAAGGTGTCCGGCAGCGGCAACCGTCCTATAGTGTCCGGCATCCCACCCGCATTGCTCACCGTAGTAAGTCCCGCAGGATATGCACGGCAACCGCGCGTCACGTTCGCGGATATAGGCGTTAAATACATTTTGAACTTGCTTGATCCAGTAGCTGCGCGGATTTAACTGTTTCCGCTTCCGGTTTCGTTCCTCGCGCTGGCTGTCACGGCGTTTCTTCCGTTCCATCGCCTTCATTGCCTTTTCACGGTCGCGGCATAGCTGATCAAATTTCAGTTCTTCCAGACATTCTTCACTGCACCACGTCTGGTTGTGATATTTAGGCTCAAAAAAAACGCCGCAGCATTTGCAACGGCGTCTTATTGGTTTCTTAGGGTTTTGCATAAAAACCACCCCGATTATTCTTGATTCTCTGTTTCGTTCAGCCTTTCGGCGTGTCCAGCCCTTAGCAAGCGATCTACGCATTCGTTGCACTCGTTACATTCTCCCTTCTTCGTGCTGCATACACTGCACATTGCACGCATGACACTTTCCCGTTCATAGTCGTCATGCCATTGGTAATTCTCAAAAGACATAATGCTCTCTCCTTTTTCAGGTGATTTTTACGCATTTCAGCGTTACCGGATTTTTAAAGAGCATTTTGTTTGTTTGAAGTATACAAAACGGATACATGCGAACAAACAATAAAGCGCCATTATGTGATCCACATCACACAATGACGCCATTTTGTAAACATCAATCCGGTAAAACGCGGTTAAGAGTAGTCCGCGTGATTGCCCGGTCATTAGCCAGGAATACAGCACGGGCGAATCCTCGCGGCGTGAGTGAGCGGATCATCTTAGTGCGCTTCGACTTCCCGCCTAACTTCGCGTGCTGCTTACTATCTTCCCACTCATCAGGCATTGGTACAGGCCGAAATAGCGGCTGTTTAAATCCGTTGCCGCACCAGATACAAGTTTTCTTCGTGTAGGCGTCGCGGTCGGCGATGTATTCCGGGAAAGCTGGATGCTTATCATCTTCCGGCAGGTAGCCACCGTAAGCGCACGGATTAAAAATGAAATCCGGCTTACGCCATAACGTTGACAGTGCTCCAACCGGGTTTTCCACCATCCACGGGACGTGGTACATGTCAGCAAGCGTTTCTACCAGTTTTGCGTTGTATGCCGCCTTCTGCTGGAAGTAAGGATCTTTTTCACGCTTGCTTGAAAACCAACGAGCGCCGGACACCGCAAGATCGTCGCACGGAGGAAAGCCCAGGATAATGTCAGGATCTGGATAAACAGACAATTCAGGGGAGAACATTACCAGGAAATGGCTGTCAATCCATACGTTGACATATTCAATGTTAGGATGAATGATCTTGACGCCTTCATAATCGCCATGATTAGCGCCGTCATAATTGAAACAATAACACTTATAGCCAGCGTCGGCCCAATCTTTAACGGCGTACCCGCTGCCGTCGTACAGCGACCACACCACCCAATTTCTAAGCCCACTCATTTCCTACCCTCGAACGTAAAATAGCGACGAATGATGATAGTGATCACCGTTACAGCCGCCATTTTTGAGATGAATTGCATAGCTGATATTTCCGGCATAAATGCCATAAACGATAGCGTGGGAAAAATTAACGCATCACCAATGGCGGACGCTATATTCGCAGGCCAGCGTTTTGAATCGAAATCGCCAGGTAAAATCCGGTAAACACCGCCAGAAATAAGCGCACCGGAAACAACCGCGACGAATGACGCGATCGCCACCATCCCGGCATCGTAGTTTATCAGCACCGTGATTGCGCCAGCGGCGGCGCATGTTGTAGCCGACCATTTCAGGCCGCCGTCATATAACAGGAAGTCACGGATCATCATATTGACGCACACGGCGGCTACCGTGGTGATCGGAATTACCCACGGGCCGCAGTGGTTAACAATAAGGTTAATGATCACGAAAACGGCGACATAAATGCAGGCCAATAACCTGTCAATTGTCACCCTTTCCATTTTTATGATACCCCGCCGCGCGTAGTAGTGATTCGTTATCACACTTACCATCAAGCCTGTTTGCAAGGACACTATTTAGCGTTACCTTGCTGCTGGCGATTAAGTCGCCTGGTATTGAGGCATTCTTACAGCCGCAATTTAACGGTATATCAAAACAGCCCGTTTCTTTCTTTGGGCTTCCTCCCGCTCCGTTAATATTTGCTCCGCTTTTAGCGCGTTATAGCTAATCAAATCAATTAGCGTGTCTGTCGGATCTGATTTATTGCTTAAAATGGCCTCTAAACGCGCCTCCTTGAGACAAATTAGCAGATCCCATACATCAAGCGGGGTTAAATCTGCTCCCTTCTTAGCGTTGTAAATAGTGGCTATTTTTGGCGCTGATTTTTCCTCTTTTTTGTCGTAGCCGTTTTGTTTACCTCTTTGCTCTATGGTTTCCGCTGCAAGTCTCAATAAATCTGCTGCCTTAGTCATTATCTGCACCTCTTGCATATAGCTCTTTACGTGTTATCTGCGTGAAAATACATTCATGTCTGCATCGTGGATGCCAGATCAAGAACAAGCTCCCCTTATTGTTCCCGCTTACTGGTTTCCCTGTTGCAGCATTGATAAACGCCAGCCGCCCGCGCGTGATTAATCGGCATTCGTTTGCCGTCTCCACGCCGTTCATAAACCAGCTAACAGAAATGTCAGCGGGCAATAGCATTACACAGCCAATGTGATTTCGTTGATGTTCAAGCGCCGCCTTATCAACGAATGGTCCCGGATTAGAATATGGCGGATTCATCCAGACATACTCACCAGGCATCGCCACCGCTCCCCACGGATAATGGAGCGTGTCCATTTCTTCGGTTATATATCTCGGGATTAATGCGTTTTCCTTGTTTGCCGCCACATCCGCGACGAACTCGAATTCCCGATCCATTCCTCTAAAAACGGGTTTTGGCGTTTGCCATAAGTCCTTTATTTCTTTCGGCGTATGGCTGCCGCCGTAATCATTTTTCATTACGCCCCCTTAGAAATAATCCTGATCTGTTCCCCAGCGGTTATTCAGATACCCCACCAACCACACAAAACGCTCAATACTGATTAGCGGGGCGACCTTGCGATAATGCTTATCTAATATCAGCCGCGTGGCTTTATCGCTGTAGCCGTTCTTCTCTACCTCCGCTTTGCAGGCCGAAAGCGCGGCGCGGGCGGCAGTCTTTACGGCGTTAAATTGCGGCTCTGACATATTGAATAAGGCCATAGGATCACCATGTGTCAGTCCAATCCGGCGCGGCAGTCCAGCAAAAACCAATGAATGCGCTAACAGCCAATAAAGCGCGGGCTGCAAAAAGAATATTCCCAATGTCGTTAAATTCAGGAAGCGACCACGTAATAAACATAGCACCCAGCATAATAACACCGATAACAGTCAGGGCCGCCAGGAAAACAAAAAGCGTAGCCAAAAGCCACACCCCCAACCAGTTAAAAAAGCTCTTAAGCATTTTAAACGTCCTCAATTACCCCGCCTTTCACGCGCTCTTTAATATCCCATACGTGAGGCTTGCATATTTCTTGATAGTAGTGATCCGGCCTGCTGCCGAAATACCATTTGCCATCCATATAAAAATAAACGCCAGAAAAATTTCCTGGCGCTGCCTTTGTTGCTGCTTCTGGAATTTTCCATTCCATGTAATGTTTAAATTTCATGAGTTTTTAAATAACCTCTTCTGAATGCTTTGATGTAAATTCCTAATCTCCTTATATGTTGAACGCCATCAATAAGACGTATTAAATAAATCGCTCCTTTTGCGTCAGATACAAATCTACACCCGAAACCAATGCCAACTAATTTTAGGCTATCAGGTATTCGATAATCAGTTTCTTGTTCCATACATTACCTCATATGGTATTCAATAAACCACCTGATAAACAGGTATAAGGCAATAAAACCCCAGAAACAGCACATATAAAACAATGTATCGTCCATAATTAAGCCTCAATAACACCGTAATCAAACGTGCCTAAATACCGTTCGATACTTACAACCTCAATACCATCAATACACCGTTTCCACACAGACACCTGGCTTTCATTTTCTCTGAAGTGCATATTAGAAAGCACTTCATCGGCTGGATAGTCTTTCCCGGCGACGTAGGCATCGTGACCTACGCCACCTTCTACGCAATAAAGCATCAATTCGCGTTCCATTTTTGCTTCCTCCGCACCGTAAACCTTTTGATTTCGGCTTACAAAACGGATATACAATCACAATACAAAATGTATATTTATGTGATCGGAATTACTCGGTTAATGCAGTACACGTTTTCCCTGTTCAGGCGTCGGCTGTGCGTTTTTCCGTGCGTCATTAAGCACAGCGATAGCCGCCCGTACGCCGAAATCATTTGCACGCATATCATTGCCAACCATTTCACCGTAAAACAATGGCATGAGCGCTTTTACTTCTTCCTCTTTGTGGCCTTCCTCAATGCATTTCTGCAACATCTTAACCTCAAAGATATTTTTCATCAGGCCGCGCATAGGATGCAGTGAAACACTACCAAGCTGTTCCTTGTTCAACGGGAAAATGACAGCACTTCCGAACGCGAGCGGATCAACCTCTTCCGGCACTGGTACGCGTCCGAATTCTTCCTCCATGCGCTTCACAAAAGTAAGAGAGAATACATAACGCGCTACCGATGTTTTTTCTTCCATACTTAAAGACACGTAATCGCGGATTGACGCACCCATCACAATATCAACAACCTGTAGCGCCAGATTCAAATCAGCGTCATACGCGCCAGCTTCCATATCTTTCAATACTTCGTGATAATCTTTAATTTCCACTTCGTGAAAGTTTGCATCATCTGTATAGCGAGTGATCAACATACCTTCATTACCGAGAGAGTAAGCTGTTTTGATGTCGTTCATGATATTTATCCTTTTATAGTGGGTGATGCCATTTCATTTCAGTTTCTGAATTAAACGGGTTTCCTTCGCTTGAAAGGAATAAATCACGCTCCCGTTTCAGTTCTTCCGGGCTTATTTCTATTTCATCAATCTGACCGAACGATCCCGGCATCATTCGTTTTAAATCAGATAGCGGACGCATAAGGCCGCAGCCGCGTAACAGCATATCGACCGCGAATTGTCTACGTCCGCCAGCGTCATTGAAGCGCCGCGCCCAGGGCACAACCACGATCCGGCGTTCGAATTCGATAAATAGTGATAGCTTGTTTGTTTCGCTATCATATGCTTTATGGAATTTAATTTTCATTTAACACCTCAACATATTGTTCAAGATGCCATTGACCCACCTCATCATCTTCCTCGTCAAATAATGTTACCTGACCACCAGGCCCAAAAGAAAAGGCAGCTATGATAAATTTATACCCATACCACGTACGGATCTTTTCGCCGCCTTTTAAATCTTTAACTTTTACCAATTTTATAGCCATACGCCGAACATCCCATTCAGTCCGGCGAACAATTTCCGCCAGTGGTCTTCAACATAAGCCCGGAACGGCTTAACGCGAACATTACGGGCCTTCAGTTCGATCTTGTCAAAGAAGCGCGGCTCTATAATTGTTCCGTCCAGATATTTAACCAGGATCGGACGCTCAAGATCGTTATATGTCTTATTCAGCACAACCAGACCAGGGTCTTTACGGTATTCCGGGAGCACGACCAGATCACCCGTTTTGATATTCATGAATGGCATCACATCACCCCGCCGATATAGCTAATAATTGCCGCAGTCGCGCCAGCTATTACCACCATGAAGACGAAAGCGACCACACAGAAAACAGCCTTGACAGTATTTTTGTCGACTCGCATATAAACCTCACATGTCAGTAATCAGCTTAACAATCGCCACAGTGATATAGAGTGACGCACTAAGGTAAACAGCCGCCACAGCAACGGCGGCGGATAACATTGCAATCTTTTTCATTTGCCACCCTCCGCAATGAACTTATCAAGCCATTTGTTATTAGCCAGCCGTTCGGCATCTTCGCCAAATGATTTACGTTCGCTTAATTCCTTGCGCGTCGGGAAAGGCCATTTATCGTGCCAGCCCGCCGACGTTTCGAATTCATAGTTACCGCCACCGAATTCGACAAATACATCACCATCGTCTGAGGTTTCCGCAGTCCCCTGAAAACCGCGCCCGTTATTTTCGCTTAATGTTGTAGCTGTCATGGTAATACCTCATTAATCGTTAATAACCTTGCCCATACGCCCGCGATATTTGCGCATTCGTGGATCAACATATTCAGGCCACTGCATATCATCAGTTTTCTGTAGCGGGTAAGAACTCGCTCGCCAGTTGTCAAACCAGATTTGCTTCGCGTACAGGTCACTAAATCTTTTCGCCATTCGATCCGCTGCCGTGCCGCATAAAAAAAGCCCGCGATCGATTTGATCGCGGGCTTCTTTTAATACTTGCTCTTTTGTTCGTGGTTGCGGTGGCGGTTTTAGATAATCACTCATCGCTAACACATTGATTCTAAAAAGGAATATCGTCGTCGAAGTCCATCGGAGGCGGATTATTCCCGTTATTATTCTGCTGCTGCGGCGGCGCTTTCTGCTGCTGTCCTTGCTGCTGGCCTTGTTGGTTAACATTCATGAATTCAAATTCATTAACCGCCACTTCTACCGCAGTCCCCTTCGTGCCGTCGTTCCGGTCATATTGCCGAACATCCAGGCGACCGCTTACCACTATTTTTCCACCCTTGCGGATATGTGGCGCTAATTTTTCCGCACGCTCACCAAATACCAGGCAAGTGATCCACATTGTCCGCTTGTTATCACCGTAGCCATTCGTTACAGCTAACGGAAAACTACCAATCGCTTTACCGTTTTGCGTGTAGCGAACTTCCATGTCGTTTCCGATATTCCCGCCCAGCGTAATTGAATTCAAACTCATTAACCCATCTCCCCGTTAAGCTCTGCGACCCGGATGTCATAAACATCTTTTGCCTTGATTCGATGTTCCGATCCTTCCGGTAGTAATTTCCAGCATTTGCCAAATATTTCACGCAGCTTGTTAGCGTCCTGCGCTTTCGCTGCTGCATCACAGAAACGTGCTAATACTTCATCAGGATTTGGCGGCGCTTTCTTCTGCTGCGGTTGTTGTTTTGGTGGGTTTTTCTGTTGTCGCGGCTGCTGGCCTGTCTGCTTCGCGTAAGCATCAGTATCAGGATCGCGAGCATCATCTATACAGAATAAACCGTTCAAAGCATATTTACGCGCGTAACTTGATGTTGCTCCTGTTAGCTGGCTGGCGTCCATACCCTTCTTGTTTTCTTCCTCCCTGGCATAAGCAGTTACCGCTATTACGTCTTCACCGTCGCTTAGCGTCGCCGTTGCTTTCACATAATAGCGATTGCCGATCAGGACAATTTCATCACTAACAGTCAGCGTGATATTTTGAAGCAGTGGTTTAACCGCCTCTAAAATATCCTCCGCCGACCTGTAATTATATCCACCAAAATTATTACGCTGATTTTTCGGCGCGTTCAGCGTTTGCTGAATCGTCCATAGCTTTTTATGTAACTCTGTTTTCACCATTTAATCTCCCGTGCTGTTAACACTATGTATAAGGCTTTATTCGCGGCGCTCCACATTTCGGCATCGTGAAGCATTTCCGCTACTGCCAGTTTGAATTGAAGCGCCTGAATAACCATAATGTCATCTCCGGATGTTTACATTTTGTATTAATGGTAGCGGACTTTATCCAGGGGTTTTTCCCCTAAATGGCGTGGTTGCGTTGCGTGGTAGTAGCTGCCGCTTTCATTTTCCGTATACCATTTTACTGATCCTTTGCGACGTTCTTTAATGCTATTTGGTTTGCATCTTTCCTCGTTTGCAAATCGAATAGCTTTATCCACATTGTCTGTTTTATTGATTGCAGGTGATGATTTTCTTTCGTTTTCTCTTTTTATCCTTCTGCGTTCCCTGGCATTCATTTTGCTATCACATTTACCATATATAATTGTAACGCTCATAATCTGATCTCCGTATATCCTTGATGATACTTAATAAAAAATCATCTTCGTTAATTGCCGCACTTCCAGCGGCTGACCAGATTGTTAATGAGCGGCTTAACATCTTTCAACTAATCCCGCAATCATCGCCGTTCCCGGCGTGACCTTGCTCACTCCAAGCAAGCTGACTCGTCGCCTTGCGTGCGGTTTCGTGGGGGATGTAACGCTTTAAACACCCCATGCGCCTTGTTATCAGTGCCGCTTTCGGTCCCCCATCGGGGAGTTACTCCACGGTTGACAAGGTGTTAAGCCTGATTTTTAAAGTGCCAGGAAGTTGCTTTTGTTACCTGCGCCCTTCCTTTGACTCGCAATATACGCCCCGTAAAACATCGAGTCAATCCATTTTGTATACTTTTTTAAAATATTTTATATGCCATTGATATTTAAATAATAAATAACGTTTTCTGTTTACGTTTTGGTGTTTTCCAGGCAAAGAAAAGCCGCCATTCGGCGGCTAATGTTTATGGCAGGTTTACGATCTTCGCATCAACCACCACGCCTATAATTTTTGATTCTGGATTCATAGGGATTGGCGGATACAGCGGATTGAGCGAACGTAAAAGCCTTTGACCTCCATCAATAATCAACTGTTTAAACGTCGGTATCTGCCCTTCCTCAAGCTGGGCTATAACCAGTTTGCCGTCAATAGCTGGCGCGTGCGGGTCCACAAGTATCATCGTCCCCGCCGGGATGCTCAACCCCTGCGGCGCGTTCATTGATTCACCTTTGGCAACCAGCCAGTAACTGTCATCTGAACAAATAACGCTAGTCGTAACGTGTCGTAATGCTGAACGCCTTGCGTCATCCATATTGTTTACTGTGTCCTTCCAGTCAATAACCGGGTAACTACCTAAATCACGCGGCGGCACGGCCTGAAGTGTATTAGAAACAGAATCATCAATGACCATGCCATCATGTGTAACAGTAAACTGCCGACGACCAAGCTCGCGCATAATCCGCGCAATATCTTCAAGATTTGGCTCTCGGCGACCGTTCAGCCAGTGTGACAGGCCGCCTTTAGTTATCCCCATACGATCCGCGAGCGAATCCTGGCTCATGCCCTGCGCCCGCATGAGCTGCTTTGCTAAGTCATACCATTTTGTTTTCATGTCGCTACCCTATAACCTCAAAAAGTTTGATGCAAGTCACAAAACGTGTATTTTAAGCCTTGATCTTAAAATTCCATTTTGTAAACTTGCAGACAAGGTAAGGCCATACTTGCAAAGACGCAAGGAAAAAGATAACGGAAGGCACAAAAAGGCACTTACCTTATGCTCTTTAAAAATCCGGTGTCGCTGCGAAGCGAAAAACAAATATCACGCAACGGCGGGATCTGTTGAGCGGTCAGTCACTGCTATCTAATGCTAATGGGATGCCCGCCCGCGCGTTCACTCTAACCATAGGAGAAAATGCGATGAGTATAAACATGATTAGTAAAGCATGGAACGTAAAACTTAATAGCCCGATTCAAAAACTTGTCTTAATGGCTCTGGCTGAAAAGGCAGATAACAAAGGACGGGTACATGATGCATCACGCAAAGAAGTAGCCGCAATGTGTGAACTTCCTGTTCATACGGTACATGATGCCTTCGCCGCGTTAATGGATAAAGGATTTGTTTGTCGTCTTGATGCATTCAGTGATGTCTATGTAGTGATGTTGCCGGAGGGATGATCTATGAAGTGGTTTAAGCATGACAGCGATGCGAACCGCGATGAAAAACTTCAAAACGTTTTGTTAGATTATGGCCTGGAAGGGTACGGGCTTTATTGGTATTGCCTCGAACTAATAACTTATGACGTAGATCAGCACAATCTGACTTTTGACCTACGACATGACGCGAGAATCATTGCTCGAAACGTCGGATCTACTGAAAAACGTATAGAAGAAATGATGAAATACTTCATCGAAATTGGTTTGTTTGAATGTTCTCAAGGCCACATAACTTGTTTAAAGTTATTGAAAAGGCTGGACCAATCAATGACTTCTAAAAGCGCTTACAGGGCCGCCATAAACACAGCGAAGGAGCAATTAAAATTAGAAAAGTTAATCAATCCAACACAAAAAGGTCATGATAGGGTCATGACCGGGTCAGGAAAGGGTCATGAATTAGAATTAGAAGTAGAAAAAGAAAGAGAAAAAGATATATACACTTCGTGTATTGTCGAAAATGAACAAAAAATGGTCAATCAGGATGGCGTAAACGAAGCGGCATTGCGTTGCCTTGCCTTCTACAACGACAAGGCAGGATGCAAATGTCGTGATGCTAAGCCATTCGTAGAACTACTGACAGAAACAAAAACACGTAAAGCGTATACGGAGAATGAGATCACGTTAGTAATTGAGTGGGCTTTAACCCAATGGCGTAGCCGTGGTGGAGTACCTAAGCCTATCAACATTTGCCGGGTAACTAAATTTGATGGGTATCTGACTGATGCTGAACAATGGCGCAAACTGTCAGCCACTGTAAACGCTGCCGACGTGGTGGAAGCATTTAACAGCACGTTTGACGGCCTGTTACCACCTGCCGAACTGGATCGGGATCTTGAACGCAAGATCTATGCGTTCACTGACTACCTGAAAGACAAAAGCATTAACGGCTTTGTCGCCTACTTCGAAACGTTCAAAAACACGGCTTCAGATTTTTACTTCGGCGATGGCTTCACCGCGACACTTGATTTCCTGCTTAAACCAAAAACGCTACGTGATACGCGCGCTGGCGTTCTTTGACCAATCACGATCCGCAAAAATCCAAAATTACCCACAAAACAACCTCACCAGCGAGCTAAATCGCATGTGGTGCTACACTTGCTTACCTTTTTGCGATTAGCTCGTTATAGAGCGTTACAGAGAGGATTTTAAAATGGACGGTAAACACGTTTTCGCCCTGGCTTTTGCCATCGCTGCGGCAATCGCTGTTAACGTCGCCTTGTTCGGCGGTCTGTACCTGCTAATCAATCCATAACCTACCTACCATTCTGTAAATCGAAAATTAGCCACCTGATGGCGTCTCTGACGCAATAAGACACTGCAACCTGTGCAAACGGGTGTCGCGGTGGGTTTTTGCGTTGTAGCGCGCATGATGTTCTTAAGGAGTTGGAGCGATGCGCAAGTTAACACATGAAGAACAAGTTGCAGCTATCGCGAAAGTTAATCCTGATGTTGAAGTGTTAGGGGAAATTGTTAATAACAGTACAAAAGTATTATGTCGCTGCAAAGTTTGTAACCATGAATGGTCGGCTACACCTAGCAATATTAAATATGGACGTGGTTGCCAGAAATGCGCTGGGAATATGAAGTTATCGCATGAAGAACAAATATCGGCTATTGCTAAGGTTAATCCTGATATTGAAGTGCTGGTTGAAATAGTTAATAACAGTACAAAAGTATTATGCCGCTGCAAGGTTTGTGATCATGAGTGGTCGGCTAAACCTAGAGACATTAAGAGCGGGCGCGGTTGCCCGAAATGCGCTAAATACGGGTTTTTATCACACTACAACGGAAAACTTTACATCATGGTTGATGATCTTGAAGTGCCTACACAAATGAAAATTGGTGTAAGCGTAAAAGAGAACGAAAGGAGGAACAGAGTATTTAAAAGTGCTCGTAAGGCAGGTGTAAGGCTGACTGATTTACAGGTAGTTAAAACATGGAATGGGCCTACTGAGATTATGCAGGAAATAGAAAGCAAAATGCACGATGCTTTCAGTGACTATAAAATAAACTTCCCTGTTAAGTTTGATGGTAGCACTGAATTTTTTTATTACAGGCCGGAAGTATTCGACATGGTAGAAGAAACATATAAAGAGATTGTTTGTTGTCAATAAATATACAAAATGTAAACATGAGGAAATAACATTATGTCGCAAAGAAAAATCAGCGATGAGCAATTGATCGCTGAATATAACAACGGTTTAACGTACAAGCAGATCGCTGAAAAATATGGCATGTCAAAACGCAACGTCGAGCGGCTAGGCGCAAAACTGGCGAAACGCGGTTTAATATCAACGCGTCGCGCGCCTGGTTTTGGCATTACTGGTGAATCTGTTCTTGTCGATAAGGCTGGTAATACGGTCATGCGCTGGATTAAAACTGCCCGTGACCGTGATGAAATGGAAAGGCTAATGGAAGCTGCCCGCGACGCATTCACGGAAGAAATACCACGCGCGGAGGCCGTGCCAGTGCCTGAAATTGATTTTCAAAAAAGCCTGGCCCTTTATCCGGTATTTGATCTGCATATCGGGGCGCTTGCTCATAAAGCTGAATGCGGCGAGAGCTACGACACTGGGATCGCTGAACGCGTGTTGAATGAATTCTTTGACTACGCGGTGGGCGCTGCGCCGATGTCTGAAAAAGCTGTTTTGCTTCTCGGTGGGGATGTTCTTCACACTGACGGGCTGTTGCCAGTTACGCCATCAAGCAATCACGTACTGGATTGCGATTCACGCTATGCAAAACTTGTCTATGTAGCGATCCGAGCGGTACGTCTGGCGGTAGGAAAGATGTTGTTAAATCATAAGGATATTGAAATCCAGGTACTATCAGGCAATCACGATCAGTCTGGCATGATTTGGCTACGTGCGGCGCTGGCGGCTTTTTACGAAGATGAACCGCGCGTAACTGTTGATGTGTCCCCTGCTATCGTCCACCACACACAGTACGGCAAAACATTCCTTGCTTACCACCACGGGCACACTATCAAAAAGCCGGAAAATTTATTGTCGGCTTGCGTATCTGACTGGCGGGAGGATTTCGGGAGGTCTGTGGCTGTTTACGCTCACACTGGACATCTGCACCATCAATCAGTTGTTGAAACATCACTTGGAATAGTTGAGCACCACGGCACATTAGCTGGCAAAGACGCATATTCAACTAATGGCGGCTGGCGGTCGCGGCGTCTGGCAGCGGTGATTATTTACAGCCCGGATCATGGGGAAATTGGGCGCTTTGTTTATTACCCTGAATATTCCATTTTGTAAACCGGAGGTAATGACATAATGGTAACTGAGCAAATAAACTCACTACGGCAGGAACGTGAAGCGTCAGTTATCGGCGGGCTGCTATTAGGCGGCCTCACTCCTAACGCGCAAGATGTTCTCGCTACACTAGATCCTGAAGTGTTCACTATTCCGCTGTATAAGCGGGCGTTTGAAATTATCCGGGCGCAAGCCAGAAACAGGAATCTTATCGACGCGTTATTGGTTGGCGATGAGATTGGCAATGAAAACTTTGTTCCGCTGATGCAAACGGCGCGATCGTGCCCTTCTGCTGCCAACCTGAAAGGGTACGCACAGCTACTACGTGAAGAACACCAGCGTAGGCAGATGTTGGAACTAATCGACGACATGCGCTACAAGCTGGAAACGGGGACGCTTGAAGTCGTCAAAGAGACGATGAAAGATTTTGATTCCCGGTATTCAAAATTAAAGGCAACTAAAGACAAGATCATTCCTGTTCTGTTGCGCGATGCGGTACAGGAATACACAGAGGTTTTAAGCAAGCGCATGGAATGCGGTGTCAATTCTGACAACATCAAAACAGGGATAGAACCGCTCGACGAAATGTTAGGCGGTATTAACGCTACTGATTTGGTACTTCTCGCCGGACGCCCTGGGTCTGGTAAATCTGCGTTGGCGCTGGCGATTGCCCGCGCTGCTGCTGAGCGCCCTTACCCTGGCAGTAAAGATCAGCGGGTTGGCGTTTTGTTCTTCACGCTTGAAATGTCACTCGATCAGATGACTGAACGCGCTATAGCTGGCGCTGGTAATTTATCAACCGACTGCCTACGTAATCCGGTAAAACTGGATGACGAAGGTTGGGCGCACGTCACCCAGGGAATGAGTGCCCTTGCCGATCTCGATGTGTGGATTGTTGACGCATCGCAGTTAACGGTCGAGGAAATACGCGCCACCGTCGAACGGATGAAACAGGACCATCCTAACCTGGGGATGGTGATGATTGACTATATCGGGTTAATGAAACTGGCTAAGGCCGAACGTCATGATCTCGCCGTAGGGCAATTGTCGTGGTCATTGAAAATGATGGCGAAAGAGTTGCGCGTGCCAGTGGCGGCACTGGCGCAATTATCCCGCCGCGTTGAGGAACGACCGAACAAGCGCCCGAACAATTCTGATCTGCGTGATTCCGGTAATCTTGAACAGGACGCAGACCGGATCATCATGGTCTACCGCGACGGCTACTACAACGAACAATCGGTTGCCCGCGAATATATGGAGATCATCGTTTCAAAAAACCGTCACGGGAAAACGGGGACTGTTTACCAGCGGTTTGACGATAACGGCAACATCATCCCATGCAACCAGGCCCGCGCGGCGTCCGCTTGCATTCAGTCAATGCAACAACGTCCGGCGGCAAGTCGATTCTCCCCACGAAACAGCCAGAGCAACGCATCTTTTTAATTAACTTGAGCAAACGGCTTACCGGAAAGTTGACCGCTTTCTAGTGGCTGTTTTCGCGCTTAAAACGAGGCGAAAAACAATGAGCATTGAACTTGAAGCAAAAATTATCAATATCCTTGAACTTGATGGCATCGACACAATGCACCAGTTACGCCAGAAAACAGGATTATCAGCGGAATATGACGAAGCTGGATGTTTGCCTGAGACAATTAAACACTTAATCGACACTGGCATTGTCGAGCGTGTATATACATATTTCGGACCTCGCCGCAGGTTGCTTGGCTATCGAATTAAATATTTGTATGCACAACGTCGCGATCGTGTGGCATCGTTATTTAGTGACTACAGCGTTAAAAAGCGTATGCGTGACATTAGCGCGGAAACTGGTATTCCGTGGAATTACCTGTCGCGCACGCTGCGTTTAATGGTACTGGATGAAACGCTTTGCATAGACACCAATAAGCACGGCCTTAATTTTTACTCACTGTTTAAACCTGGGCGCTTCGGTCACGCTAATGATCTCGCGTTTGATTTTGACAGCCGCCTGAATGAATACCGGAAAAATAACGGCCTGCTGCCGGATAAACCAGTATTTGAGATCGAAAAACTTAACGGTGAAACGGGGTTGGAATTATGATACGGGTAATCTTTTATTCAGTTGAAACGTTTGTTGACGATACGCGCGTTTATTATCCGTGGGAAGTATACGACGCAAAGGTGTATACACCGCCACTGATGCGGAAATATAAACACGTAAAATTTAACCGGGTTTTTGTACCAATGCGTGATGCACTGCGGGTGCTGCGCGGTGAATTACGAAACACAATGCGTATTGTGTGAGGGGCGATCATGAATAAGGAGTTAGATTTAACCATTGAAGACTTTAGCACTATTGCGGAATACATGCGCGGTGACGATCCTGATAAACCTGTTGTGGTTGATATGAGATACTTAAAAAGCGCTTTCATGACAAGCTCACGTCTAATTTCTTTGCAGGCGATCATGTATGCGCGGGCGCAGTGGAAAAACAGTAACGGTGTATTATGAGGCAAATTAGATTTGAAATAGTAAACGACGCCGTAAAAGAAAACGCTATCAGGCAGATAAGAGAGATCCAGCCTGATAGCAAAAGCCCGCTGATAATTACCATCCAGGAGAAAACCCGCTCGCTAAGCCAAAATAGCCTTCTATGGGCGTTGCTAACCGACATTAGTGATCAGGTTAATTGGTACGGTAAGAAGCTGTCGCCGGAAGACTGGAAAGCGGTATTCACCGCCGGGCTTAAAAAATATGGCGTCGTGCCTAATCTGGATAAATCCGGCTTCGTTGTATTGGGAACATCTACAAGTCGAATGAGTAAATCAGAATTCAGTGAACTAATCGAATTGATCTACTCGTTCGGCGCTGAGCATGGCGTTCAGTGGTCAGGTGATACAAAATTAAACGAGGAATTTATAAAACGCTGGGGGCAATAATGGTTGAGTATTTTAAAGCTAAACCGACCGGGATTTATTACAAGGTAGAAAATGGTAATGTGTTTTATCTTAATCGCGCGGCTAATGAGTGGCGAGAGTGTCAGTGCTACTACCTGAGAGATATTAGAAATCATCCACATTATTTTATTAAAGTTGACGATGTACCAGTGGCATAATTGAGGATAAACAAATGAGTAAATCAAAAGCAATCGGTGTGATTAGCCATCGCACTAACCCTGAATGCTACCCATCGTTTGAAGTATCGACATGCAGGGAAGAATATAATTTTGGATCATGTTATTTAGTTGGTGTTCGCGCTGATCGCGGCACTTATTCTGTTATGGCGGCAAGCTGGAAGTTTGATAAATATGCCAATTTATCTAATAAAGATGATGATGGCATGAACAAAGAAAGTGAAATCATTGACGAATTAATCGAAGATGAGCGGCATGATTGCGATACGCCAGAAGTTACGGAATGGATGGCAGGAGAAAAGCCTCCATGCGGAGTATGGCTTGAGCTTCTAGATCCTGTCGATGGTCGGAAATATGTTATTCTGAAATACAAGTATATAAGTGATCGCCTTGCTCTTTTTGTAGAAATGGATGCGCCTGATTTTGAACAAGCCGGGGAATGGAAGCATTTCGCTCATAAGTTGTATGTAGATCCGAAAGAAAAAATACTGGCTGAAATTGCGTTTGCACTTGCTACTAAGGTTATCGGTGAAGATGCTGCAAAAGAAATTGATTTTAACCGCGACAACGAATTTTCGTGCGATTATCGCAATATGGCGCAAGCTATTATAGACGGATGTATAGGACACGTTGAATACACGGGGGTGAATAATGGATAAAACCGGGACAATTCTTCTTAGTCGCCCTGCCATCTGCCGTATGCTGGGGGGAATTAGCAGGGGAACGTTTTATTTATGGCGTAAAAAGTGGGAACGGAACGGAACTCCGTTCCCGGCCCCTGTTGATGTACTTGGTACCGGGCGTGGCGTTATGTACCGCTATCAGGACGTAATGCAGTTCTTTGATCAGATTGGTTTAACGTCAGCCAAAGATAATACATAA